AAGAAGTGCGATAGGAAAAACTGGAGGCTTAACTAGAGTGCAGAAAGAGCTTATCACTGATAAGCAGGAAGCAATGAGACAGCAATTTCTTGACGATAGTGCATTGATTTATGAGAACCTAAAAGACCTAGCCTTTAACGCACGTTCTGAACTCGTTAGGTTTAACGCAAGTAAAGATATACTAGACAGGGCTGGACTTGCGGCACCCGATAAGAGAGAAGTCACAGAGAATAAGTTTATATCTACTGATAGTAAGATTACTTATGACTTATTACAACGCTTTAGAACACTGGAGCTTGATGGCGATAAGCACAACCCAAATATCACGACGATAGAAAACGAATAAAAAAAGGGCGTAACCCATGTGGGTTACGCCCTTTTAGTATGTCGTGTTTATGTAAGAAATCTAGCTAGGAATATCCACGACTGGTCAAACCCTAACTGTTTACAACGATTGAGAAACCGTGTGTATCTAGCCTGTAATGTTTTCACACCATAGCCAGACATATCTGCCAGTAAATTCATGTTGCTTAGGTTAGATAAATCATATGGTAAATCTTGTAACAACATGTCAACAGCCATACCAAATACGTACTGTGTGAAACAACAGAACACACATTCCCAGTATATATCCTTGTCATCTTTCACTTGCGTATTAGCAAGCAACCAATCTCGTGACATCTCCGCAACTGCTATTATAAATTCATCGGAGTAAATGTCCATGCCAAAGTATGGTGACGTATCTATGCTCCCATCTTCAAGACAAGCGAGAACACTATGCGGTAAATTACCGAGATAATATCTTCCATCTTTCTTGTCCTTTCCATCAATGATATCATCTGCTATTGCAGACTTCCATCTCATCTGTTCTAGTCGGTATCTATCGTAACTGTTTTCCATAATCAATGCGAACACTTCCGTAGTCTCAGTCTGCCCTCGTCTTGCACATCTAGCAATAGCCTGTTCGTATATTCCTTTTGCCCAAGGGAACTCAGCGAACACAACTCTATGAGAACGTACTAGATTAAGTCCGCAAGCAGCACAAGTCAGTGAGCATAGGATAATATCGGCGTCACCATTAAGGAACTTCTGTACATTATGTTCCTTTTCTTTGTACGTCATACCGCCATACACTACAACGCTATTAGGAAACACCGCATTTAATACGTCTATCATCTGCCTATGATTAGCAAATACTACCAAAGGCTCATGGTGCGTATCGTAATCTCGTTGAATCCATTGTACAACTAATGGTAGTTTACGTTTCATTACCTCAGTCTCTACCTTTTGTATGTTGGTGATGTTGACTGATGATAATGGGACGTTAGAAAAACTACCTAGTGTAACTTCTGTTTTCTTAATCGGGAATACTGGGCGGTGTACATCACACCATCGACGGCGACAAATAAAAGGTTCTATCCTTTTGTGCAACTCGTCTAGGTGTGCAAAGTTACAATAGAAAATGGCGTTATCTTTCTCAACATTGGGAATGTATCGCCGTGTGTATGCGTCAATACCACCGAACTCTGATAGCTTGCCACCAACGTACAATAGGCCCAGCAAATCGTTGGGTCTGTTTAGTATTGGTGTTCCTGTTAACATCATTGGATTGCCAACTTTATCAACAAGACGTTTAGCTTCATACGTTCTGCCGGCGTATACGTTTTTAATCATGTGTGCTTCGTCAAATATTACCCCCTTAAAATTATACACATAATCACCAATCATATCTATCATGCGTCCTACTTTCTCATAGTTAGTCACAATAATATTCCCCGTGTAGACATCGGGTTGAACTGTTATGCCTAACCAATCATTGATTTCATGACACCAGTTAGCCTTGAGAGAAGAAGGACACACTACAATAAAGTGACAGTCGGTAGTTTGTTTCATGTACTCGATTGCTTGTGCAGTCTTTCCCATACCCATACTGTCAGCCTGTATGAATGTGTCCTTTCTCTTCATAAGATTAACGCCATCTAATTGGTATTTCTCTAGAAACAAACACGAGTATCTACATAACTGTTACTTTCATCGATAGCCCTTGTAAACTTCGGGTCCTGCAATAACTCGGTGTATCCTTTACTCTGTGCTCGTGTCTGAATAAGCTGGAACGTGATGGGGTTGCCCAATGTTGCCTCAGTAGATAACTCCGTCAATACATCTACGAACTGGACAATACTGTGCATGCGGTTTATATCGAGTGTACTTGCGAATGCTCGAATCTCTACGGTAGATTCGTTACTCAGGTTGACTACGGAATAATGGTCGGTAACACTAGAGTATTTATCGTATAAATCACGCATTGCTTCCTTGGTATCACCGAACTTAGTCAACGCATTGACAATGACTTTCTTCGTATTACTTGGTGACATGTACCCATGTGCCCAATGGTCGAACGTCCCTCTTTCTCTATTTGCGTAGAGTCTTAACGCTTCTCTGTTAATGTCGCAGAATGTAGTCAGGTTTGCGATACGGCAAAGACCGCCATTGTTTTCCCAATACTTTTTTGACACGTGCACATGAATACCGCTGCCGTTACGGGCATGATAGTGTAACATGTGGAGCTTTGACAAAACGTCGTCCCACAGGTGTGTCAAGTGCCAGCTAACTGTACATGGGTGGGACACTAATTCCATACCGTCATCAAGTGAACCATCGTGCTTTGCGTACAGTTCCTCGTGGCTATGGCATACCCGACTAGCGTTTCGAGAACTCTCACCGCCATCCATAACCTCAAGTTCAATACCGAAGAACTTCTGCGTGTCCTCGTTGTTATCCTTGAAGAATATGGGAGTTGGTTTGTAGAAGTACCCGTTTACGTGAGTACAGTAGCGTTCACGAATAACGTAACCGTCTGGCGTTAAGGTAAGACGTAATGCACCGTCGTTATCGTTTTCCAGTTTCCATTCTTGCCTTTCAGAGTCCCATATTGCGTGTTCATCGATGAAACCCTCTACTGCTCCTTCTTCGGCATCTATCACGCACCACTTTGACAATGTATACCCTGCGTTGCAACTAATCAGTCCTTGTTCACTGACGTGTAACACACTACCATCTTCAATCGGAATGTCCAGTGTACCACCGTGGAAAATTGTATAAAGGCAATTACAACACAGAGACTTATTGTATCTCTTGCCATCGACGAAGTAAATGAACGTATACCTATCGGTGCGTTCGGTGCATATAGTTTTTGCGTGACATAAAGAACACGTCGTGTAAGTGACAAATCTACAATGTGTGAATACGTCGAGTGAGTTACGCCTAAGTGCTGGTGGAATGAGTATGGCATCCTCTGCACGAATCCACGCAGCATTTCTACCATCCCACTGATAATTCTCTCCTTGATACGGCAGAGTGTTTTCCAGCAACGATTCGGAACGAGGCAACAGTTTCATGACGAAATCATCTGTGTCTACACTCTTGTATACTTTATTGCCATCGTCGTCAACAGACATCACACGAAGCCGTACAGAATGGATGCATCCATTTTCAACCACGAAATAGTCGTTAAATGTTTCTTCTCTTGTTGGCATTCCGTGATACATGTCAGGGCTGTCCCCGACGTTAAGAGTGTCACCACTTAAGCAATCTACGTACCTCTCATTCCTCGTGTTGAAATTGTACTGACAAGACAAAAAACCACAGAATTCATAAGAAGATACGTTAAACACAGAGTCGCTTACGTCATTGTATTTACGCGTAATCCTACGACCGAAAATATCTGGATAAACTGGTGTCAATGTCATATACATTTTATCGCCATCTTCGTGAAGTACAAGCTGTCCGTATACTCCGCAACTTGTGGCTTGATATGTTGTCAGTTCACTGTTCCCAATAAGCAATACACGAGCTGCTGGTGATGGTTCAAATAGGTAACTGTCATCCCCATGAAATACGAAGCGAGAGTTAAGGAACGCACCGCATGGGACAACGATATCATCAGGACAGTTAAGCGGTGGTCTTATGATTACGTACTTGCCACCACGAACAGTTACCCAATACCTATCTGTCGAGAGACGTTTTTTCGCATCCTCATTGCCGGGGCTATAAACAACGGCACATTCGGGCGGAATATCAGACACGACTGATTCGATGGTGTTGCCTGTCTTTTTAAGATACAACCAACGTCCACATACATCTCTTTCGACTACATCCAAATTCTTCGTAAGCCCTACCGAAAACTTTGGCATATCTTTCGCTAGGGCAACTGAATAACCCTCACCACCTGGATATACACGTAAGCATCTGCGTAACACCTCGCTCGCCAAGTAGGTCCAGTTATGTTCATATTCTTCCTGAGTACACCAGATGAAACCGGAACCAGAGGTGCCATATCTTTCTATGTATTCTTGTACATTAAAGGTAATACCAGCAACGTTCCGCTTAATAGTGTGGAGATTGGAGTCAGTCAGTCTAACACCAACAGCTCTTGGTTCATGTAAAATGTTTGCCAACGAACGGTGAAACATTACGTCATCATCAAACCTACAGTATCTAGGCATGTTATTCTCCTTTCTTGTTACTCCTTGTCAAAATAGAGGCCGGATATTGCGACATCAACACTGATATTTGCGTATTCTTTATTGTTACTTACCCAAGTGTCATGAATGGTCAAGCCATTGTGGACATTATGGAATGGTGCACTCATTTCGCTCATATAAGACATACAGTTTACCTCAAACGTGATAGCATGTTCTCCCACACTAGTGATAACAACGTCGATGCCGTAGATATTACGTTCTTCCAGGTTCTCAAGCACGAAGTTCTCGTAGTCCGTACGGGTGTAGCCAAGAACTGCCTTACTTGACGGGTCGAATGTAATTTCTGCGGTAAAGCTAACACAGATGTCGCTATCGTTAGACCCTTTTGACAACGTAATGCTTTTGGTGTCCGTTGTTCCTTTCTTGTTAGCAGTTTTGCTAGAACTACAACTACCAGAATAATAGGCAGCACATGGGTCGGAATAATAATCATAGTAGCCGTAAGATTTGAACAGGTTTCTACTGTAAGAGTAGGACGTGTTTGAATACTGAGCACCACTGATATCGCTTGTGACAAACTTTCCAAGAGTAATGATTTCATGGTCATCCATGATAACCATTCTATCTCCGTCTATGGTTGCCTCAAGCATGACATCGATAACAGGGTCAAAGAGGTCAATACCTGTATCAAGTAGGTGATTGAGTACCTCTTTCCCGAAAATCATCGTATCGGAGAATGGGGATTTCATACCTTCCTTGGGCGTATAATCTGTCAATATGCCGTTATGAGCGTAGGCAATCGGTGCCACGCTTTCCGTTTTCATCATCTGTTTGAAATCTCCCGTCACGGGAAATGGATGACAACAAGCACCGCTAACCTTACCGGACGTGGCAATTCTGAAATGAATCACCCTGTCTACGTTTGTCGGTAAGGTTTTCAGGAACTTAAGCAGGGACTTCTGTTTCATGAAACCCTTCCTGATATGAACCTTTCCCTTTTCCTGCCACATAACCCCAGCACCATCGGGGTTATTTTGAAAGCACTGCTTGAGTTCTCCATTATTAAACGGCAAACCCTTTGGATATACTGCGATAACACACATAGACACCTCTTTCTGCTACTTTGTCCAGTAGCAACTAATACTACCCCTACTAAATAATGGGGCTATTAGTATGGGTAACATCGTTACACACTCAGTTACCCACACTCAATAGGCTCACTATTTATCAGTCATCTCTGTCGCAACCGTAGTCGTCGTCTGCATAGGTATCAATAGGCGGATGGAACATCTCATTGGCAGCAGTAGGATTTCCAAGTTCCATGAGCTTGTCACTCATAGCCTCGAGGCTCATTTCGTAGTGGTCCGTATCTGCCAGTTCCCATAACGCTTCGGCAAAGTCCAGAATATTATACATTTCCGGAGTTCTCAACGTAGAGTTAAAAATCCTAAGTTCCCATGTGTTATGGGAACAGAAGTTGACCGATGTGTACCTTGTTTCGTCCACCCGTAAGCGGGAACCATACTCATAGCCAAATTGACTATAATCCCCATTTTTGATTCTACGGATGAACCTATCGGGGCAGTGGGACAATTCGTACGGTGAACTACACCAGTTATCCCACTGTTCCTTGGAACGACGAGCGAACCGACGGATTGTATCCTCATTCTCCGTAATGAACGCTAATGCGTTTACGGCTGCTTCAAATGGATGGTGAAAGGATTTCCTGTTGACGTGGACGTGAATCCCAGCTGCGTCACTTTCATTGAAGTCAGTCTGCTGATAGTCAGCGGACCTAATGGCCTCGAAGAAGCCTGCCCAATTAAGCCCCTTCAGTAACTCCATGGTCATCGGGGCTGTTATAAACTCGAAATGGTTCCCGACTAAGGAGCAATCATCCTTAATCTGCCCAAGACTATCCATTCCGTCAAACGGACTAAACAGGCAATACTTTGCATTCTCCCCTGTTTCATAGTCTAAATAGTCATTGGAGTCATAATCGCAAGCTTCGATTTCAATTCCAAAATGGCGTCTCTGACGACCGTCCTTTAACAGGGAGCAGTTTCTCCCTGTAATAATTCTCCCCAGTTTGCTAGAATAATTGGCAAACATTAAATCTTCTGAACTTGGCATATTTCCCCCTATTCTGCCAAAACATTGGCATGGGTATTTAACCCATTTAATACATCGTCGTATGTGGGCTGTACGCCCATAGTCCTAGCTAACATATACATGAAACCAGAAATTGAGTATTTTGTAAGGGACTTTCCATCCCGTACAATAACCCTATCGTGATTAACGGTTGCAGTCTTAGTGCGGACATTACCGTTGCTATCAATGAAATAGCTATCTGTACAACCGTGCAGGATAGCTTTGACGAAAGCCATCTTGGAGTATTTCATAGGAATACCCCCTTTCTCACTGAAGAGCAGAGAGCATGCTAACTACATGCTCTTTAATGGCTTCTGTAATCTCTTCCACAGAGGAATCCTTCATTTCGGCTGCTTTAGCCGAATTAAGCTTCTTCAGTGTAGCAAGAAGCTTCTTTTTAGTCGCATCATCTGTGGATTTCCACGCTTTCATGGGCATATAAAGGTCAAAACGATAGGTTTTTCCATCGTATTCCAGACCGGAAGTATGGGCGATGAACGTATCATAGTTCTCACCAGCACGATGACCTCTGCCATCTTTCGCATACTGCCTTGTTTCCTTTGTCAGTTCTGCGACAAGGAATAATTTCCCATCTCTTTTTTCGATTCTTGCGTCTGCCATGATAATGGCTCCTTTCTGCCCTAATAGGCAAAACAATGTATTTTGGGGGAAGCTCCCCATGGAATAGGGCTGTTTAAGGCACAACCCTTTAGAAGCCTATCTCCGTATTCCGGCTAATCTCAACTTGTTGTCGAGGAAGTAGTTGTCTACGGGCTGCGTTTGATAGCATTCGTAAATAACATTGTAGTGAAGCAAACACAGCTTCACATCTAGCATTGTGCATGCATTTACTAACGCAATCAACGCCGAGGACATTCCTGTTACTACACAGAACAAGGTATCCCCAAAGCCGTAATACGGCTTAATTTTTTCGATGGCTTCTTTCTTCATCTTGTGTGTATCCATAGGATTAATAACGCATTTCGGGAAGATACCGCCGATGTTAGCAATTGGATTCTCATGACGAGAATCACATAGTTGCCAAACGGGAGCGATAATCTCTGTTACATCCCCTTTTGTAAACCTTTCCATCTGAGCGAGTGTTGTAGTAGTAATACCGCCCTCTTCGACGAAGAAGTGACTATTCTGATAGCCACTTACACTACAATCGATTTTTCTGACCATAGCACACTCCTTTCTCGTTTATTTCATAACAGTTACTAACAGATAGGAAACTGGAACCATAATCATTCCAATTATTGTTCCCAAAAAGACTAGCATAACATTATCGTTATGCTCCTCGATTGAGATTTTATTTCTCTTCATCTTCATCACCCCCCTCAATACCAATCAGAAGAATATCTCCACCCGCGTCAATCCATAGGACTCTCTTATCCCAAAACGGTGCTAATACACCGTTAAATGGGGAATAAACCAACTTGTTCTCCACGTATATCTTGAAGCTTGTGCATGAAACCTTCATGATGTCTTTTAACGTCATAATAATTCCCCCTTATAAAAATAATGCAAAATTAATGCAATGGAAGCAGGCTTTTATTAGAGAAAGACCTGCTGGAAAAACTACAAAGTGCTCCCAAGTATTGGTTTAGGCACCTGTTCACTGTTATTCACTCACCTAGAATAACCAAGGTTTGCTAATAACTTATCCGTAAGTAGATGTGAAGAGTATGCTTCACCCCCACTGTTTAGGCGTTAATAGCTGGCTCTGTTGACGTTTACCAGCACTTTACGTATGAAATGCTGGGCTATCTCAAGCTCTTATCCCATGCGTAATAGCCAGTTGCTAGAGAGTTAAAAGATAGCCTCTAGCTACTACACGTGGGATATTTAGTTATCTGTCGTCGGTTGCCTACCCGTCAACTTTCGACAAGTCACTATGTTGGCTCAAGTGGGGATTGTCAACTTTCGGTGGATTGTCAACCTCCAGTTTTCCCCATAGTTTCGTGCACCTGCACTACGCACTATTGAGGGAAAACCATACGGAGAAATCGCTAGATATAAGGGAAAAAGTGGATGTTTCTTCGTGGGAATCGAATTTAATTCGTGGTGAAAAGCGGCGAAAACCCTAATGTAAAACGGCGAAAGATTATTTATTAGCCCACCCTTTAAGTAATATGTATAGAGTAGTAGTAGTAGTAGTATAGGAGAGTAGTATATGAATAGTAAGTTGTGAATAGTAATTAGTTAGCCATATTCAATTATTTATTATATTATAATTATGTTATGGCTTCCCTCTACAATTATCTAACTTCCAATTCTGAATCCAAAAAACCTAAAAATAAACCCATTTTCACCTATTTTCACCCATATTCCTCCATATTCTTATACATTCCTTCACCATGCGTGGCACGTCTACTACTACCGTCTACTATCTATAAACAACCCTATCCTGATAGTTGGTCCTACGCGTGGCACGTCGCCCGCGTGTAGTCAGGGGAAAAAGGAAGTAGAAGAATGGCTGAGCACAGAATAGAAGAAAAAATGTTCTTGAGAAAAGGTGTTCTGTTTATAGGCACGAAAAAAGGATAGCCGTTAGGCTATCCAATTTCCGTGTGGTGTTACTTTTTGGCTAACAGTGCCATGATTGCGTCTAACTGTTTTTTCATTTCCGCAACCTCTGTAGCCGCCGACTTGCGGCCGTTGTGACGTTTAACGACATCTCCGGCGTCGTTTAAAACAGTGAAAACTTGACTCATTCCGCGACCTTGATAAATGAACGGCGCTACACCATTCATTTTAAGCGTCGCGCCGTCAATGTGGAAGTCTTTCGCGCCAGCCAGCGGAACAATAACGACGGCGGTAGTCGTGTTGCCCGCTTTCGTCGGGAAATTAGTATCAACGATGACGCCGATTTCAACATTAAAAAGCGTCGCGCCGTCATGTTCGGCTACTTTAACCGGATTGCTTGCGGTCATGTGGGAAATTTCTTCCCATTTTGACAAGGCAATTGCACGTTCAACATTCCCGGTAAAGCTGTTATTTTTTTCCATGATAAACCTACCTTTCTATCCCTATATTAAGGGATAAACAATGCCTACGATTTGTAGGCATAACAGGGAAGAACCATTCTTCCTATATCACTATGTATGCTTAAGTGCAGATTGTTAACCTATAATTTTTTTGGCAGTAAAAAAGGGCAGAACCTCCCAGTCACTATGTATGCTCAAGTGTAGAATGTCAACATATATAATATTTATCATACAGTCGCCTCCATACGCCATGCCTCCATACACCACTCCTACCCCATGGCAGGGGGTGGGGCTTCAGTCTGGGGCGTCCATAGGCGTACGCGACGGCGTAGATGCAAGTCTCAAAACGAATATATAACGGTATTTACATACGTTCTCAATAAAGAATCTCCATATATCTCTGTGTCTCTATATTTATCTATTCTTATATTACTTAGGAGGGGTAAAATGTATACTTATAAGTCATATAATGTATGTAGTAAAGAAATCCCCTTCGATATTATCAACAATTATGTTTCTGGGACACAAATGTAGGGGGAAAAGCACCAGTTATGTGGGCCAATTCGCCCGTTTTATCCTAGAAAGTTTGAAGAAAGGGGTGTAAAAAAGCAATGAGTCAGCTGGAAGAGCTGCAAAAAGCGTATGGAGCGGCAAAAAGTAACCTAGTTTCATTCAGAATGCTGTTCCTACCACTAGATGATGACGTAAAATCTCCTTGGTATCACTATAAATGGAGTGATATTCTGTTAAATGGTGATTCAAACTACGCTGTAGAGGGGTTTAGACAGTCGGCAAAATCTTCTATCGTACTAAGAGCCTTTCCATTGTACTGTCTTGTGTTTCCAAGCAAGAAAAGACAGTATGTAGTTCTTATTAAAAGTACACAGAGAGGTGCTAACGCACGACTAAAAGAAATCGCAGACGAATATCTGCACAATTCCCTACTGAATCTGAACCTTCGTAAGGTTAATCAGCAAAGTCAGGACGTATTTGAAGTAGAAGTCTACACTGGTGAAGAGATTGACGGGGTAAAACAGACAATGACTATTCATATGGAAGCATATGGTAAAGGTTCTTCTGTCCGTGGTCTGAACTGGCATGACCTTAGACCTTCTATTGTAGTTATCGATGACCCGCAGGATTTGGAAGACTCTATGTCTGACACGGTACAGGACAAAGACTGGGACTGGTTCCTATCTGATATCTTCTCCCTTGGTAAAGACTGCCGTATCTTTATGATTGGCAATAACCTTGGTGCTAAATGTATCATTGAACGTGTGGCGCTGCAGCCAGATGAACTAAACTTTACGTTTATGCGTGTGCCTATTCTCAACGAAGCAGGAGAAAGTAACTGGCCAGAGATGTTTCCAGTGAACGATATTGCTAATGAACGTGATAACTTCACTAAACTTGGTAAGCTGGATATCTGGGAACGAGAGAAAATGTGTATCGCATTATCTCCAGAGATGGCCATCTTCAAAAAGAAATACTTCCGTTACTTTGATTTGTCTAAGTTTGATTGGCATGATTGTAATATATACATCACGATGGACTTAGCTGTAAGTAAGAAAGAGACTGCTGATGATACGGTTATTCTTGTCACCGCTGTCAATTCTGCAAACCAGTGGTTCCTTATCGACTGTACCGCTGAACGTATGGATCCATCAGAATCTATTAATATCCTATTCGATTACGTGTCTAAGTATCATCCTGTATCAGTTGGTATCGAACAGGTTGCATTCCAGGCTGCGATGAAACACTTCGTAGAGAAGGAAATGCCTAGGCGTAACATTTGGTTCTATATTGAAAACCTTGCTGCGAAAGAAAAGAAGGAACTTCGTATCCAGACGGCGCTGCAACCAAGATTCTCACAGGGCTCTATCTGGTTCCCAGTCGGTATGGATTGGGTTACTAAACTGCAAGAAGAACTTCTTACATTCCCAAAAGGCTTGCACGACGATATTCCAGATGCCTTGGCATATGTAGACCAGATTGCGACAGCTCCTTTGTCTGTTTGGGAGAATGTAGCAGACGACGACATCGAGCTTGCAGGTGGTTTGTAATTCTTATATGTCTAGGAGTCAACGAAAGGAGGTAATATAAATAGACCCTGAACAGATTACTGATATCACTGACTTGAATGATAACATTATTGAAATCGTTAAGTCCGATATCAAAGAAGCAGAAGATTACCAGAATGCTGTCATTATTCCTACCATGAAGGAGCGATACCAGATTTACTTTGCCGATAAGGAATATTACAAGAGAATGTTCCCGAAGCTCAGTAAAACATCTTCCGTAGTATCTACCGATGTAACAGATACTATCGAATGGGCATTGCCATCCCTTATGAAGGTATTCACTGGCGGCGATGATGTAATCAGTATCTCTGGCGTAGATGCACAAGATGACCATAACGCAGAGATTATGCAAGACCTTATTTCTTTCCAGTTGCAAAGACAGAACCATTTCTTCCCGATTCTGTATAACTGGATGAAAGATGCCCTTATTACTGGTCTTGGTGTTGTTAAATGTTACTGGGACAGAGAGGAGGGCTATGAACCTGTACAGTGTGTTCTCAACTTTCAGAGCTTACAAGCCCTGATTAACACTGGTGTAAAGGTCGAATCTATCTCTGCCCCCGATAAGTATGGCGATTATACTGTTATTTACGACTCCACGTTTTATTTGAAGAATGCTCCAAAGATTGAGAACATTCTTATTTCCGATTTCCTGTATTCGCCAGACGCAAAAACTCTTGATGAAGCAAACTTTGTTGCTCATAAGAAACGGGTTACTATGTCTTACCTAAGAAAGATGGAAAGACAGGGCGTATATGCTAACATTGATGAGGTAAAACCGGAGCATTGGCACTCAAAATACGGACTCGATGAAGCTGATACAGAAATGGAAGAGGTGCTTGGCGACCAATACTATGGTTTCCACTCTGCCGCAGAAGAAGCCCGTGAAGAGGTTACTCTGTACGAGTGTTATACGAAAATTGATATTAATGGTGATGGCATCCTTGAGGATATGATTATCACACTGTGCCAAGACCATATTCTTCGTTGCGAACCAAACTATATGGGTAGACATCCATTCTTCGCTATTTCCCCGACACAAGACCCACACCGTATTTGGTCTAAGCGTTCTTATGCCGAACTCGTTGGTGAAATCCAGAATTTGAAGGTGGCACTGATTCGTCAGATTATCCACAACTTGGCACTGACGAACGACCCGAAGATGATTCTTGCACCAGATGCAATTAACGTAGACGACTTCAACAAAGGCCGTGCCGTCATTCGTAAGAAGCCTGGATATCAGATGAGTGACGTGGCAATGTCTATGCCAGTCAATCAGATTGCTCCTTATACGTTCAACTTTCTCGAATGGACTGAGGGACAGAAGGAACAGCGTACAGGCGTCACGCGATATAACCAAGGTCTTGATGCTTCCAGCTTGAACAAAATGCTGGACATCAATACGCCTGTCCCGATGGCCAATGGTTCCAGTAAGCTGTTAAAAGACATTGTTGACGGTGATATGATTGTTGGGCAGAATGGTAAACCGACCATGGTTATTAAAGCCCATACTATTCATGACCCAGAACGAGCATATGAAATCAAGTTCTCTAACGGCGAAGTCCTTAAAGCGGGCGGAGAACATTTGTGGACAGTGTTTGGCCCTCATAGGAAACGTAAAACCATTGATACCGACACTTTGTTCCAGTTGGCGCACAAGTATAAACAGCCATTGTTTATTGACAGGGTATACCGTCCTGATAACAACGGTGATATTGAATTACCAATAGACCCGTATATCCTCGGTGTGTTCTTGGGCGACGGCTGCTTACACACCAATCGCTTTACCTCAATGGATAAAGAAATAGTGGACGCCATGTCCGAATGGGCAAAGTCCAGAGGTGGTTTTATCAGACCGTCTTTACACCAAAACGCAGGAAAGGCTATTACGTATGACATAGTTGGCACAGACTTGCACACCATCCTTAGAAAACTACACATTGCCCGCGATGCAAGATACGACGACATGAAAGATAACTGTAAACACATACCGGAGATTTTCTTTAGTGCTTCTTATAGACAGCGTATGGAACTTCTTCGTGGACTTATGGACACTGATGGTTGTCACCATTCTGGTTCGTTGGCTATTTTCTCTCAAGCAAACGGGCAGTTATTGGACGATGTAGAACGCTTGATTTGTTCCTTTGGCTGGAATTATTCTAAGTCAGAGCAATTCCCTGGCAAGTTAGCTAAAGAAGGTCGTACATATTGGCATTTAACTATTAGTTGCCTCGATAATCCATTTAGATTAAGCCGAAAAGCAAACAAGTATGTACAGTCTAAACGTAGTGTTGATAGGGTTAAAATAGTATTAATCGAACCGACCGATATTATTCCAATGCGGTGTTTAACTGTTGATGCCGAAGATGGTCAGTTCTGCGTAGGCAAACACTATACCGTAACACATAACACCGCAAGCGGTATCAATGCCATCATGAATGCATCTAATCAGCGACTGGAACTTATTGCTCGTATGTTTGCTGAAACGGGTGTATATGAACTATATCGTTTTCTTATATCTTTGAACCAAAAGTTTATTGACCAAAACACTGTTATCCGATTAACAGGGGAACCAATGGAAATCAAACCAGATGACTTGTCTGGCTCTTTCGATCTGGTTGTAAACGCTGGTCTCTCCATCCAGAGTAAGGAAGCTATGAATACCCAGCTTCAGACACTCATGACTGCAATTATGCAGGTCAACGCCGCAGGTGTTGCAGTGGCAACCCCCCATAACATCTACAACATTGTGAAGCGTTGGATGGAAAACATGGGTATGAAAAATACAGGTGATTACATTACTGACCCTGTTGTCACACAACAGCGTGCTATGCTCGAAGCGCAGGTTATTCAGACTACACTTCAGACTCTCCCCCCTGATGTTGTGGCTTATTACTTCCAGTATGGTTCGTTACCGATTCAAATTCTCTACTCACTCCCCCCCTATGTGCAGGTAGTATTCTTGAATCATACATTACCGACAAACACTAACAACACTGGTCAGAGTGCAGTACCTATGCAGAATGCATCTGCACCGCAAGGAGCAGGAGGGGCAGTTACTTCCACTGTGCGACAAGGTAGTGACGCCCTCTCTCCAGACAAACAAATTGGTCAGCAGCCCGCGGATAATAGGGTTCCTAATGGCGCACCTGCTGAACCGACTAATGGAGTAGGAGGTTATTAATGGCAATTAAGTATACGAGGAGTATTCCTCGACAGGCGGATGTTCAAAGATATAAAGCAGCTAAAGCTCTCACAGATACTTACAATCTGAACGCTGGCATTACGCCAACTACACAGGAAAACGCTCCCACGTCTGAATATGACAAAGAGCGTGAACGTATTCGTAATAGGTTTATGGCACCAACCCGTGATGATAGTAATGCTTGGGTACAGTCAGCTAACCGTGGGCAGGCAGCTATCGATAACGGTAGTCAGCTGAAGCCGACACCTAAGGCCGGTTCTTATGAATTTGCTACACGCAATTTACCTTCTGGTACACCTAATGTACCGCTGACATATGCTAATACTGGCGATACCATCAACGCTAGGGGTATTCAGCTTATGAAAGACGCAGGATGGACAGACGAACAAATTGCTAACCGTGATAATACACCGATGAACTACGGTATGCATGAATACCTTGTCAACAATGGTGGTATCGACCATACGCAGGCTATGTATGAAGCATACGAAAGAGAAAAACGTCGTCAGCAGCTGGCATATGAAATGGCTATGCGGCAGAACTACGGGCCGGAAGCTGCTCAGGGTGCTATGGCGCTTGGTGTACCTGACGATTCTGGTTCTGCTGAAGGCTTCGATATGCCAGGTAATTCCGTAGCAGATTACTATGCTATGGATAATGCTTATGCACAACCAAGCGTCGCAGACTATTATCAGCTCGATGGTCAGACCTACAAGGACGCAAATCCGTCTGCATATCACGATGACAATGACCCACTTGTCCGTGGATTTAATGCATTGCGTGCATACAACCAGAATAATAGGTAGTTTTCTTATACAAATAGTGATACGGGTTTAGCCAAGTGGTGAAGGCGAATACGCAACGTGATAAAACGTATATTGTACGCAAACCTGTAGAACATGTAGCGTTGGGGAATAGTATAATGGATAGTGCGTCTGGCTTTGACCCAGAAGGATTGGGTTCAATTCCCAATTCCCCTGCCAGTTAGTTTTCGTCAAAACCGTGCAAAACCTCGTTATTTAACGAACAAATTTTGCATGGCTATTGACGTATATATATTTTATTGCACCAACCTTTACGGAGTGCAAAAGGAGGAATTTATGGAAGATATGCAGAATGGAATGCCGATGCCAGAACCAGCTCAGGAACCTGTTCCTGCAACACCTGCACCAGTAGATAATCTAGATGTGCAGACTGCACCGCAGGGCGATGATGCTGACGAACCTGCATTTGGCATTGACGAGAACGGGGACATCACTTTTGCTGACGCCTTCTTCGGGGAACCGACAGGCGACTACGACGATGAACCAGAACCCGCCCAAGACCAGCCGCAGGATGTACCGCAGCCACAGCCGGAAATGCAGACTGTCCGTGTAGATGGACAGGACGTACAGGTTTCTATGGACGAAATGCGTAATGGCTATATGCGACAGGCTGACTACACGAAAAAAACACAGGAACTCGCAGCTCAGCGTCAGGCTCTCGAACAACAGCGACAGATGATGATGCAGCAGTTTGCGAACAATCCTCAGTTCCAGAGTGCTCAGCTCCAGCAGCCGCAGATGTCTCCAGAAGAAGTACAGCAGCGTGCTATGGCTGACCAGAGAGCGTACCTCGACCAGGTTGATACGTATTGCAAAGACCGAGTTAAACAGCTCTTTGGTGAAGATTTTGACGAGTACAACAGTAAACATATGGCAGCATATGTCAATGAAGTTGGTAATGTCAAAGCAGCTACCCTACAGAGGGTCAATGAGATGAAGCAGCAGGAAGCTGAAAAGGCAGCTGCTTCTCAGAGAATCGCATCGGTTACTGCTAAATATAGACAAGACCCCAACTTCGACGCGATTAACCAGCTCGCTCTGAGTAGTCTCCAGAACCTCCCGTACAAAATGTATGTGGAAGTACAGGACGCTTTCAAGACTGGTAACGCGGAAGTGCTTGACAATTACATGCAGGCCGTATCGAATATGTATTATCATCGTGGCAACCAGCCACAGCAGGCTCAGCAGCCTATGCCTCGGCCTGTCCAGCCGCAGGTACGTCCACCGTATGTCGAACCGACAAATAACCGTGGTGCAATGCCACAGGCACAGAAAACTATGGACTACGCTGCGCTTGGTCAGATGACTAACGACCAACAGGCGGCATACGTATCTAGGTTTGCGAAAGAGCTTGGCGTATAAATTGAAAGAGAGGTAACAACTCAATGGCAGTAGGTATGCCAGCTACAGGTGCAGCAGCCCCGCATAATAAAGGTTCTGCCCTTCGCTCTTATAACGTCGTTGGTACTGTTAGAGATATGTCTGACTTCATTACCAACCTCGACCCAGATAAAACTAAACTCACTCAGATGTTCGGTAAAACTACCGTAGTATCCACTAAACATGAATGGCTGAGAGACTCTCTCCGTCCGGCAATGGTGAACAAGCATCCTGAAGTTATCAACTTCGATACCACTGAAACCGTGCCGAGACGTTGGATGTACAACACCGTTCAGCAGTTCATGCATGGCTTAACAATATAGGTCATTCCTTGGAGAAATCCTTGGTCTAAACTTGGTGAAAACGAGGGACACCCTAACGTAAAGACGAGGGCAATCTCGTGGGAAGCCCAGTTATACTGGGAACCCGTAACGACTATCCAGTAATGGAGTACACTCAAGCGAGTGGAAGTGCCAAGCACCTTAACCTAAAACGGGAAGGTGAAGAAATAGTCTCCTCTGCTTGGAAACTTGCAGCAGTCACGCTAGTGACGGGGCGAAATTAGCGACTTCGCTCGAAGATATAGGACAACATCTCTGATATCACTCAGGCTATCAAGAAATACGGTGTTCGTGATGAAGTAGCGTACCAGTTCGTTAAGGCTGGTAAGGAAATTGCAGGCGACCTTGAATACGCTATCGTAAACAACACCACTGCAACTCCGATGTCTGAAAACGTTGCTGGTACTTTCGGTGGTATCCCGTACTTCCTTGAAGATGAACTGAAAGGTGCAACCGTAGATGTTGGTGTGTTCACTCTGAACGACCACGGCTTTGTAAACGGCGATGCCCTCATCGTTCGTGGTGGTACCGAATGTAAAGAAAACGTTGCCTACTATGTAGCAGTTAAGGACGCTAATACGTTCTTCCTGTACGATAGCCCAGAAGGTGCTATGAACTCCGTCAAGTATGACGCAAATGGTCATGGTGTCTCCTCTGGTGAAGGTAAGGTTGAAGAAACTGCGATGACTTCCCTCACCTTCCAGAACTGCATTGATGCAGGAAAGGATGTCGCTAAGGGCAACCTTACGTTCGACCTCCTGAACGATGCAATGCAGCTGACTTGGCAGCGTGGTGGCGACCCGACCGTAGCTATCATGTCCGCACGTAACAAACGCGGATGCGCTGACTTTACTCAGGGTGCACTGCCGATTCGTCAGGCAGGTGACAAGAGTATTACCACCTCTCTCGAAATCATCGAGACTGACTTTGGTTCTCTTCGTCTGGAAGCCCATCGTATGTACTCTGACGATGTGGTTGACCTGCTCGACCCGCAGTATTGGAAACTTGGCTACCTTATTCCGTTCCATACTGAAGAGCCGCCGAGAGTCGGTACTTACAAGGAAAAGGTAATCACTGGCGTAGCATCTATCGAATGCACCGCACCGAATGCTAACGCTCGTATTAAGAACCTGACTGGTAAGGTTAATCCGAAACCAGTTGTTGTGGAGACTATTACTCCAACCGTTGCACCGTAACGGAGGTTCTCGTATAGAAGATTGGGGAGCCTATGGCTCCCCTTTTTTCTTATATCAAAAGGAGATAACATGAGTAATAACATTGTAAGACAAGACGTTGATGTCGATAAACACGGTAACTGGTCACTGACTAATACTTGGGACGCAACTGATATTATGCGTTCCTGCTACGAAGATAGAAAGAAAGACCCGTATCTCGGGAAACATAAAGGTGGTCGAAGGCTTGGGCGTATCCCTTACGAATGTTGGAACGACCCTACAGAGCTTACGCTCCAGTGTGCTAAGGAAGCTATGGCGTGTGGCGACCACGAGAGCTTCAATAAGTATATCAAACAGTGGCTGAAGGACAACCCAGAGTTTATGACAGTTGACCACATGTAAGGAGGAATTATGGAGTACATTCGTGCAAGAAGGTTGTCCAATGATATCCTGATGGGACTCAACGAATTGTATAATCGTAGTCACTCTGACGAAGAACTTGTGACAGCTATTAACCATGTACTAACATATGTGAATCTTGAACTTGTTCGGCTTGACTCTCCGTATGTTAAAAAAGAGACTACCGTTAAAGCGCGCAAGTATGGTGTAGAGTTACCAGACGATTATATCAACTTCTCTGGGTGGTTGTCCGATGAAGAACTACCAGAGGGCGAACGCAAGAAAATCAAGTGGCACATCCGTGGTACAAAGATTTATACTGACACCGATGACACTATGATTTATTTTAGACATGTCCCATTGATTCATCACTTGGATGAAATCATTGAACTTCCTTATTTCTTTTATCTTCTCTTGGTTAGATTATGTATTGGCTATATCAATGGCTCTATCTCCGACGATGATATCGCTAATGCCGTTGCCGCTGAAACCAACGGTCAAGCCAGTGACTACGAAATCACAAGAGAACTTCCATTCTATTTGTAAAGGGGTGATTGAATGACAGTAAACCAACTACTGATTAAGGTACGTCAGAAACTTAACGACATGTCTAAGCTGAAATACTCTGATGAAGAACTTATCTATTGCCTTAACAACGCCATTGATACGGTGTCCCTTGAGCTTGCTGATAGCAAAACCCCAGAGTTCGTAAAGGAGTTCCAGCTCTCCGCCGGAGAAGAAGTGGAACGACCTGACGACTTTATCGAATTTATTGGTCAGTATCCAATCGCATTTACCGAAGAAGAGGATAAGGTAATGATGGAACTGCTTGACCAAGAGTACCCGTGTCCCATGATTGTTCGATACTTTGCGTTGAGACCGAAGGTGCATCTGCTTACCGATAAGGTGCCATTCTATCGCGAATGGCAGCTCAATCGTCTTATCAAGAATACGGTATTGGAGGCAGACCCTATGCAGGGGCAGACAGAACAGGGGGCTGGTAGTTAATGGCTGAAAAACCAGACTATCTCAAGAACATGACCGTTGAAAGGTTTATTCAAAGGTTTGCGATTAGAGAGAGACTTTCAGACGCCCTTGAGACTGCCTACACTGACCAAGAGCTGATTGCCTACGTGAATGACGCAATCAATATGGTTTGGCAGGTTATGGTACAAAATGATTATGATGAAGCTGCTGGCTGGCTCACGATGAACGAGACGGAGATGTACATTCCAGATGGGTACGGTACTCCCACTGGTAAACCACCAGTATATAGAGGCGGGGATAAACTTACTTGCTATGGAGATTTACCGTGTACATTCAGGTACTGGAAACAACCACCGAGAGTTGACGCTTTGACGAGTACACTCCCAACGGATTCATTCTTCATGAAGCCAGCTCTTGCCAACCTTATGGCACAAATTGTCATCGCTTTAGCTATGCAGAATCATGGGTTTGATATGGGGTCTGAGATGGACTTTGCTACAGGTATTGCAAAATTACTTCCGAAATGAGGTGAATAGATGGCAACGGACTTTAACAAGAAAGCGGCTCGCCTTGTAGCCGCTATTCCAACAGACTCCCAAGGTGATGGTCGTAAGTTTGCCGATGCTGTGCGCAAGTCGTTAAATTATATCGCAACGTATGCAGGTACAGGTAGCGGAAGTGGTGGCGGTGGTGGTGGAGATGGAACCACTGTAACTACCATCAGTAACCAATTATCGAGCGTTAAAATAACTTACGAGAAATCTGGAGACTATTATAACCTTACGGTTACGTGGGAAACTGGTAGCTTTAACGAAGCTCGTGTCTATAAATACGCTCTGTTAAATCTCCAGCAAGCTCCTCAGAAGGGTAACGCATCCGTAAATTGGAATCAGGTGGGGTCACGTATCTACCAGTCAAAGGATGGCGCACTGACCGCTACGATTCCTAACGTATTGCCAGGCTATCGTTATAGAGTTGTAGCCATCGGTGTGACCGATGATGGTAAACGTTCTGAGGAAAGTAAAGCACCTAGTGCCATTACATTCATTCCAGTACAAGTTAGAGATACGACACCGCCAGCGTCGTTGACCACTACAGCGACTGCAAAAGGTCTTCTAACCGAATGGACACAGCAGCCAAACGCTTTCTACACGTACACAGAGTTACGTGATGGTAATAATAACTTCGGCGTTGATGACGGGTTACTAACTAGGTCTCGTGGCAAGTCTTACTTGTATGTACCTAAAGAGCGTAACGGGACAATCTATGCAGCGAACTTCGGTATTAGCGAGAAATATTCTACGTCTCTCGAGTCTGCTTACTCGTTCCCCCAGCTAACCACACCAGAAGCTCCGACGGTAAAAGTTGATACTAACGATAACGAAGACCAGTACAAAATTATAGTTGAGTTCAAAGCTCCTACGTATGGACTTGGTACTAATATCTATGTTAATAATGTGAAGTTTACAGTTGATAATACCCAACATTCCTTCACCTATTACACAACGAAAGAACACGACACTATTAGTTTAACGTACTTCGACTGTATTGGTGAGTCCAATCACTCTACTTCCGTAGCTGTTGATGTAAGTAATCCACGGCATTCTGACTTAAATACGTTCATAGATATTCATAGTAATAGGATAACAAGCAAAGATATTACTACTAACGAGATTAACACAAAGTCTTTACATAGTGATACTATCGAGGTAGACTCTCTTACTATCAACGACACTATCGTAGCCGATGCCGTAGAGTCTAATCGAATTAAAGCAAAAGAGTTGAGTGCAGATAGCGGTTCTATCCGTGACTTCGCTGCTGACACTGTCAATGCAGTTGATGCTACGTTAGGGACGGCCGATGTTAGTACGCTAACATACATGAACATGTCCCCGACAGATGGGGCTGATGGTATGATTACAGCGAACCGTATTATTAGTAATGGCACAATTAGTACAACTGGAGAGATTAACGCAAACAGAATCGTGTTTACGGTCAATGATAGCACCACAGAAAACCCAAGTGTTGGAAAAGAAACGTGGCAGGATAACGGCTCAGAAACTTATGGTCTTGTGTTAAGGGGTAAAAGGACATACTTTAATGGCGTTGGAAAAGAAAACAAAGCATGGATTGACAATGAAGACGGTAGCGCGTATTTTGCTGGTGCTACTAGTTTTAATAATGGTGTTACTATCAATGGGGATTTGAATGTAAATGGTGCGGTCTATGGTAGTGGAGGTCTGGGAGCTCCATATACACTAAACGGGCAGACCAATCCAGGGTATGTTATTACTGCTAATTTTCGCAGTGATAATCACCCTAACAGACTCGATCGCGGGGTAGCGTGGAATCAACTGGATGTTACTCCTATGTTTCAGAACGGAACATATACGCTTCAAGATATTATTAACACATTGTTAAGAAAATCCGTTACATTCTCCTTGGGCGCAACACATAGCACTGTTACTGGTTTTGTAAACTGCAATTGTGACTGTTGAGGAGGTTATAATGCAATATATATATTGGTCAGGTGGGTTAGACAGTACTTATCTGCTATGTAAAACGGCGAGAAACACTGCGGAACAAATACAACCTGTGTATATTATTTTCCCAGAGACAAGCGAAAGAGGAGCAGCAGACCTAGAAATGAGTGCGCAGAACAACTTGCTACCACTCATACGTGCAGAGGACGGTATCACCGCCACAATTCTAAAACCGATTCAAATTAAAGAGGAAGATATTCCACAAGACGCGGAGTTTGAAAGTGCATATGAGCACATGTATAGCGAAGATATTCTTTCTAAACATTATATGTATCGTTCACTTGGTAAACTTGCAAAACGATATCCAGGTATTATGATTGGGATAGAGGCACCGCCTCCAAACACCAGGTCAAACAACATCGGCAAGACGGAGGAAGCCATTACAAGTTATGGCATCAAAATTGCAGATGACGGTACACTTACATTAGACAAAGACGGGAACAAAGATATGTATACCATATTCGGTAACATGAAATTCTGTATGGTACATATCAATGCTATCGACGAGCTACAGGCGTTGCACGAATGGGAGTATGATGATTTAATCCCGCTGTGTAGAACATGCTGTACAACATTACCACAGCAATGTGGTGTTTGCTCGAACTGTGAAATTAAAATGCGCTATGGCGATACCTTCAAAAAGTACATGCCCAGAGCGTATGTTAATTATCAAATAAAACAATATTTACGTACAGTTAATGAGAAGTATGCTACATTGTATACCATATTTGTATGGGGTAGCGGGCAGTTGTATAGTGGAAGATTCACGTCTAACGCTAGTGGTCATACCGAGGAGTTTTATTTGTCGACAACTACTACAAACAAACTAGAGAAATGGTTTAATGCATTACTTGACAACTACCCCAACTTTGACAAAGTAGACAAAGCCGATTATGGAATTGAATAGGAGAATGTATGTTACCAACTATTGACATGAACGTCGTTAGTGACAATACTGGACGATATGTAAGAACACACAACATGCCTATTAGGCAGGTGGAAGAGGAACTGACAAAACTCTATGGAGGATGGCGTACAGTTTTGTGTAACAGTGGTCAGGAGGCTATTGTAACCCTCCTAGATATTTTGCAACCAGATGTAGTTATTGTCGACGACGAAACATATTTTGAAACACGTGATTGGTTGCACTATAAGAATATCAATACCGTTCAATTAAAAGATGTCGGTCAGTTGCCTGACCTAGAAATCGTTCTAGCCACCTCTAAAGGAACTGTGTTAGTAATCATTGATAACCCAACAACATTTGCTAAGTGGTATGACGTACAAACACTGGCGGATACAACTCATCGTTATAACGGTATCTTGGCGGTAGACAACTCAATCGTGTCTCTCCATTACTCGAATCCAATTAAGAATGGAGCCGATGTATGTATTGAGTCTTATACTAAATATGTGTGCGGTTATGGCGATGTAGTGGCAGGTGGTTTATGTTTTGCCGATACCATGCGATGGTTAGAACAGAAGCCAGTTCCACTCGCAAACCCAGGACAGGATAACTTGTCGTGGGTTATCGCCCATCGTGGTAACTGCGTATCTCCAGATAAAGCGTACATGGTTAGTCGTGGGTTGCAGACATTGGCGTGCAGAATGATTATGCACACAGATGGCGCAGCATACATTTATGATAATCTCAAGGAAGCTGGTGTAGATTGCTTGTGGCCTGGATGTGGTGGCTTAATTACACTACCAGGAAAAACAGAAGAGTTCTGCAAGCGATTGAAACAGTTTAAGACTGTTGGAACTTTCGGGTGCACTTACTCTATCGCTGATTTCTTCAGAAGTAAGGAACGGTATCCGCAAGGGTTCTGTGCTAGACTTTCTATTGGGCTCGAAAACCCAAAGTTATTGTGGAGTGACGTTGCGCAAGCGTTAGATTTATAGGAGGATACATGTATAGGAATATTGCAATCTCTATTGCGTTAGCACTTTGTTTAGGGCTTGTGTTTGGAGATGTCGCGTGGTTACAGTACCCCCTCAAAGAATTGGGCACTATGTTTACGTCGTTACTCAAGGTGTGTGTTGTTCCGTTAGCATTTGCGTCTATCGCGAAAGCGATTATCGATATGCATGATGGACAAAAGGTATCGGTACACGCCTTTATCTTAATGTTTGGCTTGAGTGTAATTGGTGTCGCGTTAGGGTTAGGATTAACGTGGGTAATTGGTGTACCTACGTTTGTCGTAACCGCAACAAATACGGTTGCTGTACAGGCTCCTACAGTGCTGTCGTTCATCAACGGCTGTATCCCTGTCAATATTGTTCACTCGTTTGCGACGGGTAATATGTTACAGATTGTAACGTTAGCAATCATGGTAGGTTTAGTTGGGCGGACAAGTGCATATAAGAGTTCTATCGCACACGCCCTTGGTATTATCCAGCACGTCTTTCTGAAAATTGCTAACTGCATCATGTATATCGCACCTGTTGGAGTATTCGCATTGCTGTACCCTGTTGTGGTTAAATTTGGTCTTGGCGTATTACAGAGTTATGTATGCATGTTTGGTACACTGATTGTTGGGGTTGTATTGTTTACTTTACTTGCGTCACTTCCCGTCCTTTACTTGCACAAAGTAGATGGGGCATCGTTCCTGAGGGCTATCTTTGTAGAGGACGTTGCTAACGCTATTGCTGGTGGCGCATCCAATACTATCGGAAATCGTATCGTATTATTGAAAAAAGATACAGACATTCCACATGAAGTGATTGATTACCTCACCCCTATCGTTTCTGTATTGATGCGTGTCGGTTCGTGTATCTGCGTGGGTGTATATGTTATGTACGCCTCATCCATCTTTGGAGTACCTCTAAGCGTAGCGGCGATTGTAACGGTATTGTTATTAACCACTGTATCTTTGATGTGTGCTCCAGGTATTATCGGCGGGACGCTCATGGATTGTGCAATTATTTTTGCAGCCGTTGGTATTCCACTGGAAGCGGTAACGTTCTTGTTTGCAACAGATTATATCATGGATTTGATTCGTACCGTCCTTAATATTCAGGGTGGCGAAGTTGTTACAGCTTGCGTAGGTAAGACGTATGAAACTGTTCGTAATTCTAGGGAATGATTGCAACTTACAATGTACATACTGTTGTCAGAGACAGATTAAAGAAAGACAAATCCCGAGAGCTATTAAACCAAGGTTCTGGGAATACTTCCATTCCATACCGCCGAAAACACCTGTCGTATTTTTTGGCGGGGAGCCTCTGTTGTACTTTGGTGCCATTAAAGAAATCATGTCTCACCGTTCTGATTTATGTTACGGCATTATAACGAACGGTAAGTTACTAGATAAAGATAAAGTAGAATGGCTGAATAAGTATGATGTCGGTGTAACTGTATCTTGGGATGGACCAATTAGTAAGAAAACCAGAGGATACGATGTTCTTCAAGAGAACCCAAACATTAAAGACGTTGACAACTTATGCATCTCGGCAGTGCTAACAAAATGGACGGTCGTACATGATGTAATCAATCGCGTAAGCGAGCTGTTACCAGATAAAGAGTTTAGCTTGAACTTTGATTTCCCTCTGAATTTTACGAGTAGTCAGTTGGAGTTCGAGGAAGTCGATGTTGACCAGTTGTACAAAGACATGTGTACCTGTACAGAAAGGTTCATTAACGGTACGGCAACAGTACCAGAAGCATCGATGATATTCTCAACTCTGTATCAACTAACAGGGCAATATGATTATGGCAACAAGTGCGGTAACGGAACTACAGTTATCAATATAGACCTAGATGGGAGTTTGTATAATTGCCATGACGAGAGTAAGCCAAGCGAATATTCTCGCGAATGGGATAAGACAATTAAAAGACAGCAGGGCATGTGTGCGAAATGCGATATGCTTAGGTTCTGTGGCGGTGGATGCTCGTTAATGTCTGACGAAGCAACCTTACGTAGATGCCCGATTGTACGCGCCTATTACGGAGGAGTGATAGACACCTTGTATAAAAATTATGGAGGTGAACAATGCTCAGACATAACTGTGACAATGCAACACCGCTAGTACCAGTAGTTGATATCGTTATCGCTCAGGGGGCAGACTTTGATATTCAGTTTGAACTTCTTGAGGGAGAAGAAGATACCCCTATTGATATTAGTGATTATAAGTTTTACGCTAGTATAAAGGCGTCAGCCGAGGATACCACGGTTATCGCGAAGATGCATCAAGTAGACGTAGACTCTAAAAAAGGTATCGTTAATTTATCACTGTCTGCGGAAGAGACTGCTTCCATTGATACTGGTGGTAATTCTTATAAAGAATGGGAAGAGCTTTATTGGGATGTCAATATGTTTGACGGGCATGACGTTAGACGAATCTGTAATGGTAAAGCGTTCATTTCCCCAGGTATTTCTCAAGGAGGTAGCATGTGAATCATGTAACTGTATCCAGTTCTCCTGTCAAAGTAACGTTACGTTACGGACAGAAAGGGGAACGTGGTATCGGTATCTCCAGTGTAGCACTAGATGACAAAGCTCATCTTATCATCACATATGATGACGGTAAGACACAGGACGCTGGTGCTGCACTTGGTGACGTTACTTCCATTAAAGATGGCATTGATTCTACTTACAAAAAGATTCAAGCTTCTGAAGCGAACGTAACGAAACTCGAAGCCTCCACAAAGACAAATGCGGAGAAGGCACAGCAAGCACTACAAGATACACAGAGTGCTAGTACGTCTGGTGTAAACGCTATCAACACACTGGTCACTGAAAAGATGACGTACATGACCAGTACATTCAATTCTTTGCTGACACAGGCTGAAGCTAATATTGACCAGTGGGAACGTGACGCTGAAGATAAAATTCATAAGGTGCGTACATACTCTCTTGAACAAATCAAGACTGCACATGACGACGCAATGGTTGATATCGAACGTAGTGTCAATAAGGCTGAAGCATGGGCGGTGAGTGAGGGCTCCCCCGATAGAGAGCCAGACTTTGAGTCTCCTACTGGACTGACACAATCCTCTCGTTCGTGGGCTTTGTACTCTAAGAAGAAAGTACAGGAAGCTACTGATACTCTGAAGGGTATCAAGGACAACGAGACTGATGTATCCAACATGAAAAACGACGTGGCGGAACTGCTGCGTAGGGCTCAGGCTTCCGAACAGAATACTCAGGACTACATGAATGCCGCCAGTGCTTCGCAGAAAGCTGCGAAAGAATCGGAGCGGACTGCGGAAGCCTACATGGAAAATGCCAAGGCTGATGCCAAGAGGGTTGATGCAGCTGTTACAACTGTAACAAACACCGCTAACGATTTGGCGTCTAAGCTGAACAATCTCCAGAATCCTCCGAAGGAACTGACTGGCGAGACTAAGGGCGCGTTGCATGTGTTGTACCTTGACAATACAGAGAAAGATATTACTCTGGCTGAGATGGGTGCAGATACTTCTGCTCAGGTATCCAATAAAGTTGCCGAGTCTCTATCCACCGCTAAGCTGTATACAGACCAGAAGATTGCTAGTCTGATAGGTGGTGCTCCAGAAGCACTCGATACCCTGAAGGAACTGGCCGATGCTCTTGGTAATGATGCTAACGTAGCCGCTAATGTCACTAAAAAGATTGGCGAGCTTTCTAGTAACCTTACTAGCGAGATTAACACTCGTAAAGCATCTGACAATGAGATTAACGCCAATATCAAAACACAGGTGGATAAGCTACAGGCTTCTGATACGGCGTTGTCTGATAGGTTGGACACCGAAGTTCAGAATAGAGAGACGGGTGACATCGAAGGGTATACCCGTGCCACTAGTTACACTGACAATAAAGTTGTTCAGAACAATTCTACTATTATTAAGTATGTTGATGATATCACAAACAATGTCGCGACTAACGATGACATTGACTTACTGTTTGCTGAAAGGAAAATTTAATGGAAGATAAATTTGTTAAACTCCCCCAAATGGCTCGTTTCCTTGAGAAGTCTAAGGAAATCTTTGTGCAGAAAGATGGTACTAAAGTTCTTTCCGATAACAACTACACCACTGCCGAAAAAACTAAGCTGGCTGGTATCGCCACTGGTGCAAACCTGTATGTGCTCCCGACCGCAGATTCTACTACGCTTGGTGGCGTTAAGGGTGGTGACAATGTTGCTATTAGTGCAGAAGGTGTAATGTCTGTTGACCTGTCTGCATACCAGAAAACTGCAACTGCTGATGGCAAGTATTACACTAAGGCTTCTGCCGCTACCGACCTCGCTACAAAGGTTGACAAAGCAGAAGGTAAGCAGTTGTCTACAGAGGATTTCACCTCTGCTGAAAAAACCAAGCTGGCCGGTGTAGCAGTTGGCGCTAATAAATATATACTGCCAGTAGCATCCGCTACTACATCTGGTGGTATTAAAGTTGGCGCTAACTTGCAGATGGTAGATGGGGTACTTAGTGCAGTACAGGGTACTATTGACGTTACTCCGTTTGAAACTAAGGTCAACGCCGCGAACACTTATGTATCCAAGACTTCTCTGACCACCACGCTGACCGACTATGCCAAGAAGTCTGACATCTCTCAGGCCGTCATCTATCGTGGCACTGTTGATGCATTTACCGACCTTCCTGCAACCGCACAGAATAAAACAGGCGACATGTACAATATCACTACGGCAGGTGGCACTGATGCTAACGGTTCTCCGATTAAGGCTGGCGATAACGTAGTATGGAACGGTACTGGTTGGGATAACTATGGAGGCGCGTTTGTGATTGCCTCTGCAACAGATGGTGATATTGATGGACTCTTTACCGCAGAAGGAGTGTGATTAAATGTCTTGGATTACGTTCGATAACTTAAAGAGATTTTGGAAAAATGTACGAACCAACCCAATCACCTTCACTGGAGAGGTAGACTTGCAGAATACCACCAAATACAAAGGTAAGGAGATTGCTACCAAAGCTGATGTTGAAGCTGGCGGTAGTAGTGTTACAGTAGACAATGCGCTGTCTGCTACTAGTACCAACCCAGTACAGAACAAAGTAATTAAAGCGGCACTAACTAATATAACATCTAATACGGTATATGCTACCTACGTTACAGCGGTCAACGGATTAACCATTCCTGGAGGTAAAATATGGATAGCTTAAAGAAATACATTATACATTGGCTAGGCGGATATACCGCCGACGAGTATCATACCATTGAACTCCAACGCGACCGTTTGCATGTAGAGCTAGATAAACTGAAAACGCTTGACCACGATACCGTGTTGGATATTGATGGTAAACAAATATGGGTGGAATAGGAGGGCACGATGGGTACACTTACAAAGAAACTACATATTCTCAAAACAGGCGGAACGGAAGAAACCTGTGACATTTATACAACCACAAAAGAAGTAGGCGGTAGTCCTTATCTTGCTCTTGAAGTTGATGGAACAAAAGGGTATGTAAAACTGGGAAGCACTACTGATGCTAACGCAACTAACTTGAGAGTAGAAAAGAATGGTACAACTTACGCTGCGTGGAAAAAGGCAACAGTTGATGTGCCTACAGGTATGTTTACGTGCACCAACGAGTACAACACTATTACTGTACCAAACGGTGTTACAGTGTTAAAAGTTGAAATAAAAGGTTATAATAAGTTTTGTACTGTTGGTGTAACGCCAGGGAAAACATATAGTGACCTTTCAGGGACAGAAGAAATATGGGATGATGGAAACACTTGGAGTGCGACAGTGGGCCGTGTAGATGACCGTTACTACTATCTTTGGGCGGAGGTTGGAGAAGAAGGAGTTGACCCACTAGAAACATTTCATATAGATTTCACACTTAAATATTCTCCTCAAATCAACACACTTAAACCAGATTATACCGATTATTAACAATATAAGGAGATAGTTTATGAACTACCAGCAAACTGCAAAAGAAATTGTTTTGAATTACGCAAATAAACATATTGATAAAACAGATAATGTACAGATTACATTAGATGATGTTTATATTGTTTGGTTCTGTAAAACTTTACAGAACTGGAAAGCGTTGTTATCAACTACATTGCCCGATGGTATGTATTATGAAGTTACATACAATGGCGACAAGAAGGAAGTATACGTTGACGCATATAAGAAGTTTGAGAACCAGAAGATTGATGTGTCTAAAATTTCTTAATATATAGGGGGCTAATATGCTTACTGCTAGGAAATATCTTGATATGTCTTCAGATGTCTTGGACGGTACGAAGACTCGCAAATTGCATAATGCTATCTGTGAATACTTGGATAGTCTTACTCTGGAAACCGCAGACCCGAAGGCAAAACATCTACTGCTTAAACTGCACGAACTGGACTGCGGCCCGTACTTTGACAATGATATCGCCATCAAAGCGGTAGCCCATATGGAAAACGTCGATGGTACTACTGGCCCACACTGGACGTTTGCAGAAGTGGAAGAGGAAGCGAAGAAACGTAACATCGACCATCCTGCAGATTTGTATTACGCGATTAACATGTTGTATAGTGACCTCTCTAACGTCTTAGGCAAAGACCCCGAAAAGTATATCGCAGTAGCTAAAGCCCTCTATTGGGATGACCCCGACATGCCAGAAGGTAAACTGTTCAAACAGTACGTAGCCACCATCTAATTCTTATATCAATAGAGAAGGTATAAGAAAGGAGTGGTAATATGTACCTTGATAGTTATGTTTATCCAAATGCTAATTATGGTTACGAGGTCATCCAGCGTGTCCCTAATGTAGACGCGGTTTCTGCTTGCCGTGTTCCACTGGACGGACGTGTATCGTATTTCGTGCTGAATGATAACAGTGCTATTTGCACTAAGTTTATTGATATGAATGGCAAGGCTGTGATTCGCAAATACGTTCTGCAGGAAACTCCATCTAATAACAAAACAATCGAGGAACGGATTGCGAACCTTGAAAGTATTGTTGCTCAGATGAAAGGAGCGGATGTAAATGTATCAACAGCAGCCAATGAATCCCCAGCAGGTGATGTACAACCAGTTCATGAGTCGGGTACAGTCTGACCCCATCGCCAAACGAGTATTCGATATGTGCCAAGGTAAGTCTCCTGAAGAGCTTGCTGGCATTGTACAGAACCTAGGTAACAGTGCTGGGATGAGTAAGGAACAGCTTAATCAGTTTTTATCGCAGTATGGCTTAAACCTCTAGCTAGGGTCTATATAAAATTCCAACCTTTGTTCTACTTTTAGGAGGTATGCTTATGGAAGGTACTGGGATTACGCCCGTAATGCCTGTCAATGGCGGATACGGAGACGGTTTTGGCTGTAATGGCGGGGGCATGTGGTTTATGTGGATGATTGCTATCTTTGCTCTTATGGGTGGCGGTGGCTTCGGTTGGGGGAACCGTGGCAGCGGTCTTACTCAGGCAGAGATGCAAGCAGGGTTTAATCATCAGGACGAAATGGGACAGATTCGCGGCGTTACTTATGGGCTTTCTGATTCTACGTTTGCTCTTAATAACTCTATTTTGAACACTCGCGCTGGACTGGAAAAGACTATCATGCAGGGTAACTACGACCTTGGTAGCCAGCTTGCAGAGAATAGATTTGCACAGCAACAGTGCTGCTGCGAAACCAATCGCAACATTGATTCTGTGAAGGCAGAGAACTATCAGAATACCTGCACTATTACAAGCGCTATTCACGAAGAGGCAGAGAAGACTCGTGCTCTGATTACTGCAAACACCATGCAGGAACTTCGTGATAAGCTGGCAGAAAAAGATAGAGAACTGCAGGCCGCTCAGTTTAATGTCGGGCAGTGTGCACAGACTGCCATGATTGTTAATCAGCTGAGACCATTTCCTCAGCCAGCGTATACGGTAGCTAACCCGTATGCAACTCCAACGGCTACGACATAACACACAATTTAGGGGGCGGTAACGCCCCCTTTTTTATTTACATTAAAGGAGGTAATATGTATAAGGTAGACTGTGTAACAGCACAGAAAACAGATACTCTAGCCCAGGCAATCAACGATAGGATTACTACATTGGTTGGTTCTGGATATAAAATTATGAACGTATATCCAGTAACTATTGGCGATTCTAGGTATGTGGCTGCTATCATTAACTACGAGACATCGCCAGCATCAGAAGCTCAGTACGTGACGATTGACGCACTGAATGGCATGCTCACTACGTACGCTAAGAAGTCTGATATACCAACAGTACCTACCAAACTGTCTGCACTTGCGAATGACGTAGGGTACGCAAAGAAAACAGATATCCCAGCTGTACCTACTGTACCAACAAAGGTATCTCAATTAACTAACGATTCTGGATATATTACTCGTTCTACTGCCGACGGTCTGTACGTATCGAAGACAGAAGGGACGTAAGGAGGACTATGCTTATTTGGGACGATATTTTAGCTGTGCTCTCTATTGCTACGTTCGTCAGCGGAGCATTTAATTTTGTTGTACTTAGCCCATTGAAGACGGCTATTGCACAGAATAACAACTTACTGGAAGAACTTCGCAAGGAACTTGAGCGCAGCGCTGTGGATAGACGCGGTTTGGATAAACGTATTGCTAGACTGGAAGAGGCACATTCAATTAACAAGACTCGCCTTGACGCTCTTGAGACAGAGGTTCATAAACTAGAGGGGCGACAATGAACATTCTGAATACGCTAAGGCAAGCAATCAAACGCACCATTGACATTGGCAAGACACCTAAGAACTATCGGTGGGTGAATGTAATCCTGTGGGCTTACGTATATCTCTTCGTGGTATATAACGTGGCTTGGTTGTGGATGTGGTTTGTATTGGGGAAAGTAGTGTTGTCCGATTTAATTGCACTGGGTACGCTCATGTGTTCACCCGCTGCGATGGCTGCATTACTGATGTTCTTAAAAATTAAAACTGATAACGACGGTAATAAAATACCAGATTTTTTGGAGGGTAAAAATGAAAGTAATCGACGTGAATGGGTGGAGGGAAAATCCAAACCTCGAGGAGGCTCCAGACCCAATTAAGGGAATAATCGTCAAGATTAGTGAAGGGGCTGACATTGACGAGGACTTCGATAGGCACATGAACAATGCACTTGACCAAGGTGTACCAGTCGGTGTATATTGCTTTACGCACGCGCGAAATAAACTCCGTGCGGAACAGGAAGCTATGGCTCTCGTTGATAAACTGGATGAATACGAGGGAGCCGACCTGTCCCTTGGTATTTGGTTTGATATGGAAGAATCAAACATGCCAGACGCAACTCCTTTCGAGAGAGCGGAGATTGTTATGGCTTTCCTGAATGTAATCACAGAGTACACCCATGATGTTCCAGTCGGCGTGTATTCTGGATACTATGGATTGACTGACGACATTGACGTTGGTGCTCTGCCAGATTATGTACAGCTTTGGGTAGCTAACTATAGTAATACTAACTACTGGAACGATGAACATCCAGAACGTCCAGCTAAGATGTGGCAGTATTCGGATTCTTATAAAATTGGCAATGATTATTATGACGTAGAGGAATGGTATGACTAATGAAATTAAACGTGCTATTGTTATCTTCGTGCTTGCTCTTGTCTGCTTCATCAGTGGCTTCAGCTGCGGATATGACTATCAGTCAGAAAGATTGGATAGACTTCAAACAAGACTTGACGCAGCTGAGGAGCAACAACAAGAAACAGCTGGCAACATTGGAAAAGCAGAAGCAGGAGTTGACAACGCTAAAGAAACAACTGGACGAATCGAGAGTGGCATTGACGAAAGCAGAAGAATCGAACAATCAACTTCAGAAATCCTTGACCGAATCGAAGAAAGAATTGAAAAGGTTGAAGCCGAAAACAGTCAACGCTAGTATCGGCTTGGTTTACTTAGACGATAAAGTCAAGCCAGCTATTGACATTGAATACCACGATGTCAGTGTTGTTGGCAATAAAGACTTCATTGGATTGTTTTACAAATTACTGTAGGTGATATATGGCATATCAAGTACGTAAACATGAAGCTAAACAGCAGCTTGAGTTTAGCGATAATACGGGTGGCATTAACATCTCGAGAGAGCCAGATAAAATCGCCGACAACGAATGTGTTGATGCCACTAACCTCCAATTTAATTTTTACTCAGGTAAGTTCTGTACAAGACCAGCTATTGATAACCCAATCGACACAGAGACAGAACCTATCACTTGTCTATGGTACGATGCATCTACCCGTATTACCTTCTTCTTTGTTGGTCGAAACGGACAGAAGAAAACTATTAAGATGTTGAACGGTGCTGGTAACATTACTGTGCTTGGTAAAACTAGCGGAACTATCGACAAACCAAAGTGTTTGAACTTCGGTGGCAATGTGTTCTTTGCTAGTGGACGTAAGCTACAGGCGTACTTAATACAGCCACCCCCGTGGCTGGTATCGCAGCGTAATAAACTGGTAACGCTTGATGGCTCTAGTGTTGCTGGTGGTATACTTAACAATAGTCCAAACGTAGACGTATTGTACTACAAGTCTGGGCGATTAGTGTGTGCGGCTGGTGGCGATGACACGATTTATTACTCCGCTGTTGGTGATGCCCTTAGCGAAAAAGCTATTGGTATTGACTACGATGACCCAGATGACGAATCGTCCGCCAAGTATATTCAGAATGTAGGTGCCGATGACGCTGGTAAGTTCTTGACTATTGTGCCAATGTCTACCGATATTGTCGTATTCAAAACGTCTGGTAATGTATACACTATTTCTGGTGAAGCCCCGAACTGGTATATCTCATTGGTCGGTACAAACTCTGACGCTGTAGGTGCTAATGCTGTTGTTCCATTCGCAAATGACATTGCGTTTGTATCTACCCAAGGACTGCGTAAGCTAACCAACAGTGCTACTTACGGTAACTATAGTACCGAAGAGTTCGGGCAGAAATGTAACCCAAGTATTATGGATGGTGTATCTAACCCGTGGATTTCAGACCTTCGAGATAGGCGTCAGATGGTAATTGCTAAGAATAACTACGATGACATCTACGTGTTTCACTATAACCTAGGTGCATTTACTAAATGGAACTTTAGTAACATTACAGTAAATGACATGACAGAAACCCAGAACGGTGTACTTACATGTGGTGAGCACGATGGTCATGGCTTCTTGGCATATCTAAATGACGATATCGTTCAGGACTTTAATACGACACCTATCAATCAATCTTATACTTCTAGGGTTATTCATGATTATGACCTGTTAAACTCTCATATCAATAACGTGAATATCAGTACAAGTATGGGTAATGATAATACAGTTGTTTCGTGCAATGGTAATGTGTTTGCTACGCTTGACCAGAACACAACAACTAAACACGTTCGCTCACAGATTCGTGGAGAAACGTTACAGTATTCCTTGTCCACGACTAATCGTATTAACCTTGAACATTTATCTGCGACAGTTATTCAAAGCGTAGATGGAAGTGGGGCTAGAAACAATGGAAACACAGGACAGTGGACTTCTCTCGCTGACGCAATTAACTCCCGTTGATTTTGACAAGAAGAAACTGCCAGCTAAGATTAAACGGTATGAAGAAAAGACTGGAGAAATATTAAGTGAAGAGTGTAAGAAGTTTAAGTACGTTAAGTTTTGGGATGACGGTAGTTTCTTCTTGTTTAATATTTACGAAAAGTATTTGCAGATTGGGCCATCTAATTGTAAATGGCAAGCAATTTGGGAATACGTTTGTACTATATGTCGTATCTTAAATATCAAAACGTGCTATACATTTACAAATAGGAACTACAAGGCGTATACACGATTAACGCATAGTAAGTTTATTTCTATGCAAGACGGATACGCTATTATCAGAAAGGACGTGAACTAATGGGTGGTGGACACTCTAGCTCTTCTTCCTCTCAGGAAGTAAAACAAAGAGAATTATCGAAGGAAGAAAAAGAACTTATCGCGGCGCAGACCCGATATATGCAGAGTATTCAACCTGCTGTTGACAAACTGGTCAACAAAGCTAATGGTTCTATTGGTAACGTATATCAACCAGATTGGAATAAGGCTCACAACGACATGTCTTCCGCTCTCGGTAATGCGGCAAGCCAGATTCAGGGACTGAATAGATACACCAACCAGTTAGACCAGATTAGTAATGGTCAATTACCGCAACAGTATCTGCAGAACATGCAAACGGTGTACAACAATATGTACAAAACCAGCATGGGTGCAGGACTTAACGACCTTGCTAGTCGTGGCGTAATCAATTCTTCTGCACTAAATAGTGCCAACAATCAGATTCAGAAGAACCTGTCTAACCAGATGGCACAAGATTACGCTAATAATCTTAATCAAGCTGCTAATCTTACCAACAATACGCTTGGTCAGAACCTTAACCTTATCAATTCGCAGGTTCAGAACGCTAACGATAAGTACAACCTTAACTCCTCTACTCAGGCGAATAGTATGTACTTACCTGCACAGTGGCTCGCTCTTGCTAGTGGCGTGAATACTTCTGGCAATAACACACTTAACTCCGTTGGTAACGTATACAATAACGCATCGTATATTGCGACTAACACAAACACTCGGTCTAAAACTGGGTTATTCTAAGAGAGGTGATATATAAATGATTGTTGCTCCTGTTACTCATAACTGGGAAGTATCTCACGGGCCGCTTGGTGGGCTTGGTGGACTACTCTCTGGTAGTGGCGACGGTTTCTTAACGCAGGTAGCTAATGCCCTTAATGCCGCCAACGGTGGCGACGGAAAGAGTGGACTGATTGGTTTATTCATGCAAGGTAGACACAACCGCGATGACGCTAAGATTCGCTACGACACCAATGTTACTGCTGGACTTAAACAGGCAAATGACATTATCAATGGTGTTGGACAGTACCGTAACGATGATGGTACATACGATGTTAATAAACTGAAGGCTGACCCACGTGTTATGGGGCTGCTTGCTGACTACGGCATTACAAACGTTGACAATAATAGACTTGCAGACATTATGACTAACTCGAACTCTTGGAAAGATAGATTCGGTGAGCACGCTAACATGGGATATGCACAGCAGCATACACTGAAGGAGTATAACGAAAACCCGTATGAGGGTTATAATCCAAATAAATTTTACCCGAATCCAAACCAGAGTACATTATCCACACCGACTATTGGCGACCCTGCTCCAGGACTGTTCCCCACTGTTGGCGATTACCCAATGACTAACCCGTTTACTGGTCAGCCACTTACTAACAATGTCGCGACACCAGATGCAGGTCAATTGATGCAGAGTGCTACACAGGTAGACCAGACCAGCCTTCCAACTAGAGACAGTACACTGAGTAAAGCGTCTCAGGAGGAAGGGCAAAAAGCTACGCAGGAAGCTGTAAACAAGGGGATGGAGGCTGCTAATAAAGGGCCAGGGCTTCTCGGGTCTATGCTTAAAGGTGCTGTCGTAGGTCTTGCTACAGGTGGTTCTGGTTGGGCTGGTGCTTTGAATGGTGCTAAGAACTATGGTCTCAGCCAGCTTGGGGGACTTGGACAGTTGTACGGCGCGTATCAGGGTATCCATGATGCGACGAAAGGAAACGATGCAGCTGGTGCACAAGGTGCGCAGACTACGATGCAGAATCCAATGTCTAATTGGCAGAACTTTTCTTTGGCACAGCCTATGGGGTATCGGGTAGGTGACTACACCAGGTCTTTCGCCCATAATATTGGATACGGAGGATTACTCTAATGGCAGCTACAGATTTCTTTAACGAGGGACAGCAATACTCCGACGACGACGTACTGGCTGCTATCGCCCAGAAAGAAAGCGGTGGACAAGAGAACGCCTGGGACTTAACTAACCAATATGGCATGAGAGGTCCATGGCAATTCAGTCCAGATACGTATGCGGCAGTTGCAGAACAAAATGGTTTAGACGGTTCTGACTGGTCCCCCGAGAACCAAACGGCTATCGCCCGTGCACATATTCATGACCTCAGAAGCAAATACGGCACAGTCGGAGCTATTCAAGCATGGCTTGGTGGTGAAGGCAATGTTGGCAATGAAGATTTTGCTGATGGTAACGGAACAACTATTAGACAATATACATCAGACGTAATGAACAACCTGATGAACATGCTTGGCACAAAGCCAGACTCTATTTCTAATAACGGTTCTCCTTATCAGACAAATCTGATTGGCGCTTTCCTAAAAGCTGGCGGTAAGTTCAATGACTATAACGAAAAGCTGCCAATGGATTTCATCAACAAGATGATGAATCAGCCGACCATCAACCCAGACCAGAGAGTTTTCAACGACTATTTACAGAGACAGGCACCAGAAATTACTGCGGCAGCTATGGGTGCTCATAATCGTAATCAGAATTTCTTTAACTTAATTAATAAAATGTCTGCCGATGCAGTTCGTACTGGTGCTGGCATCGACAACAAGAACATGCAGAAAACAATGGCAGCGCAGTTCGCTGACCAAATTGCAAAGAGCAACAACACGGCTAACATTTCTATTCTCGCTAAACTTGGTGCGGCTCTTACTGGTGTACAGTTTGACCCGAATAGTAAGAAACTTGCAGACATTGGTGCAATGGTTGGGAAGCAGATGACGCTCAATAACAGTGCGTACAAAGCAATGCAAGACCAAGCAAATAAGGATAGGGAATTTGAATTACAAAACAGAAAACTTGAAATGCTGAAAAATGCTGGCGGTTCTTATAGTAAAGGAAAAGGTGGTACTGCTTCTGCTGGCAGCAGCGGTTCTCCTCTTGGGTATGTAGTGGAAGACGAGGATAGTATCAAAAACAATGTTGATAAGTTAGTAAATAGTCCAGAGTTCAAACAGGCTCAGAACATTATCTGGAACCCAAGCTCCACTACCGAAGCTCGTAACCTCGCCACACAGTCCGCATTAAAGAAGATAGCGGACTATGGCATGATGATGGAACAGACTGGTAGAAGAGGTACAGCTAATGAGCTGATTGATAACATCGCCGCGTCAATTATTTCTCAGTCTGAGGAGATGTCGCATCCAGCTGGTACAAACCCAGCAGACCAAGACGCACAGAACAATGTAAACCAAGGGCTGCTTGATACGTTCACTAACACAATTGTTGGCACTACTGCGGATGGAAAACCCGTGACATTAGGTGATGTACAGAACTCTATGAACGCGACAGAAAACATGGTATCACAAGGACAAATTGTTAATAGATTCTTTTAATATATGAAGGAGGTTACATGGCAGTAAGGTTTAATAACTATCAGCCAGGGGCACAGCTCGCTGCTGCGTTAGACCAGGCAGACAGACAATACCAAGATAAGCTGGCTCTTGGTTGGGTTCCGTCTGAACGTGACCTAGACCAAGGGGCCATTGGAAGTTTTTGGGACAGTTTTACAAGCTCTGCCGAGTCTACGCTTGGCGGAGCTTTAACTGCTGCTGGGGTAGTAGCAGATAGTCCATGGTTAGCTGGTGTTGGTGGCGACCTTACAAGACAGGCGGCAAGATACTCTGACTGGGCTAATGACTATGATAATAACACATACAAGTCTCGTTGGTCTCTCGGATACCTTATTGACCCGCATGGTCTTTCCAGTGACGCTGGTACTATGCTTGGTTCTTCTGCGCCAGGTATGTTAGCAGGTGCAGCATTAGCAGCTGGCGGTGGAGTGGCTCTTCCTGCTCTTGGTATCTTAGGTAGCGCTGGTCTTGAAGTTGGTGCTAATTTCGGTCAAAACTATATGGACGCCAAGAGAGACAACATGGAAGCACAGATTGCAGCTGGTCAGAGACCTATTGGCACCGTATACGATGGTACTATTGACAAGTCGGCATGGGATAGCTTTACAGGTGACCCATATAAGAACGCAGAACTTATTGGTTCTTCTTTCATGGACACTGCGATTGATGTAGCTACTGGTGCTACTGGTGGTTTATTCTCTCTTGCCGGAAAAGGTCTTGCGAAGGCTGGTATCGCCGATGCATTAGCTTCTAATGGCGGTAAAGTAGCCGGCGCACTTTTAGGTGACGCGGCACGTGCCGATACTATGCTTGGGCGAGCTGCGTATGGATTGTCAACAGCTAGTAAACCAATCGACTTTATCGGCAACAGACTGACGAATGCGTTTGGCGAAGGCTTTCAGGAAGCATGGCAGCAGCGTGTACAGGACGCAATGTCTAATAAGTTTGATGATGACCGTGCTGACGCTGGCAGCTTCTTCCGTGATATTGCTAATGGCAACCGGGGCAACTTTACTGACGATGAAATCAACTCGTTCAACTCCGCATTCTTGCCAACACTTGTCTCTGGTGTAGGTGTAGCCGGTGTTCGTAATGCAGGACGTTACCTGTATAACAATATTGATTCTCTTGGCCCGACAGTCGAAGCTAATAACGACTATAACAACCTAATGCAAACAACTGGTATTGCTAATGCTATGGCAGATAGTACAGACCTGTCCGACTATATTGGACACGAAGTACCAGTAGAACAGCCCCTTATGCCGAACGTAGTTGGTGACAATACTATGTCTCTGACTGGTGATACTATAATGCCACAGCAGGGTAATACAGCGCCAGTTATGCCAAGTACCGTCACACAGGAGACACCTGTACTGCAAAATGCAATTACAACTCCAGTAGAAGAAGAACCGCAGCCTATTGAACATAACGATGCAATGTCTCAGTTCGTTGATGATACTAGAGCTAAAATGGCAGACCTGCCAGATGTTCTCACTAGAGCATATAACAATGCAGACATTGATGCAATCAATGCAAATATTCCAGAGGGGAATGCAAAGCTTTCTCCTGAGTTGTTAAATAAAGCAGTAAACGGTGACACTAACGCCGCTTACTATATTCTGTCTAACCTTGATAGAAAGAACGTAGTAAATGCCGTCAGAGAACGGAACAACGAAAAGAAAGCACAGGCTAAACGAGCAAAGCAGGAGTTAAGTGCAATAAAGAATGACATCAAAAATATTATTAAAGGTGTTGGAAAGAAAGACGCTGATACAGAAGCTATTCAGAAAGCGCAGGACATTATTCACGCTCTGGCTCCTAGTGGCAACGCAGAAGAGTTAGCCGATAAAACTAAGAGCAGATTCTTGAAAGTCAATCAGTCACTTCTTGATAGAGCGAACAACGGTGATACTAACGCTATCAGAGATGTGCTTAGAGCCATTGACCCGAACGCTTATATGGAAGCGAAGAATAGACAGGAAAGAGTGCAGGCACAGCAGCCCGTTGAAGATGTTACTGATGTACCTACCGATGTACCAACTGACGCATCTACTGATGTGCGTGAAGAAAAGCCAGTTTCAAATGAAACTCAGAATAACGTACAGAAACCACAGAAACAGGCTGAACAGACTAAACAGAAAGCTACAGTAGAGAATAAACCAGTTGCAACAGAACAGGAAACAGTTCCGCAGAATAAAATCGTATCTCCGCTTATTGGTCTTGCAAAACCACAGGTAGCACAGACAGAGCAGGATACGCAGAATGTACATGAGCAGCCAGTACAAAACGTTCAAAATGGTGAAAAACAGCGTTATTTAACGGAGAAAACTGAAGAGCAGAAGGAAGTAGGTAAAACTACCCAGCCGGTAAAAGATGCTGTCAATAATGATAGGAATTCTAGGGCTAACGTTATTGCGAATATTAATGAACCAGATGGATTAGACAGAGCGCGTAATATTATTAATAAGCTCAATGGAAGAAGCAATATTCATATTCCAGAACGAGCTTTAGCAGTTTTAAAGACGGCTAATAAAGATATTGCAAAACAAGCAGCTGTTACTATTCTGAAAAGTATTCCAGATGATGTTTATAATAACGTTATTAAAGCAGACGAAAAAGGTAGCACCAATGATGTTACCAGCAAAAACGATAGCGATGTCACCGTTACTCCTCAGAAACAAGAGAATGTCGCAGACAATACACAGAAATTAGCACAGCCTAGCAATCCTAACAGTAAAGCTAACATTATCGCTAACGCAAACACTACGGAAGGTCTGCACCGTGCACGTAATATTCTTGCTAAGTTTAGAAAAGGTAAACATGTAAAGGTTGACAAAGATACCGCAGCTAAAATCGCTAGTAAGAACGAGAACGTGTCCAGACCAGTGATTACTAAGCTGTTGCAGGATATTGATGACGATACCTATAATCGTATAATGAAGATTCCAACAGGAGGGAAAAATGAAAACATTCAGCCATCCGAAAGTACCGAAAGTAGTACAAACAACAAAACAGAAGCCCGGACAGAAATTGGGAGGGACACACATCAGCAGAGGAGGCTCGACAACGATGGCACGAGCAGCAAAACCGAAGGTTCCGAAACCAGTTCAGAACAAACTGACAAGAAAGAAGTAGCACACAAACTACAGGAAAAAGATAGCCCATTATTCAAAGAAGATGGTGGTACACCAGACAAAGATAATAAAAATAAAACACCTATAGAAGACAATGACATTAGCGAAGACGCCCTTATGGACGAAGATGATATTAGTGAAGACGACCTTATGGACGAACTCGATAGTCTGAACGCCACTTTCAATAGAGTAAACGAAATTATCGCTAGCCGTAATCGTGAAGCGAATAATGCACAGGAGTTACCAAAAGATAAAGACCTGCCCACGTTAAAGTTTGTGCAGACAGGAGTTGTTCAGGACTCCGCAGACGTTAAAGCAAATCAACGCTACAATGCGTATCGCGAAGGGAAGTTATATAAAGAATTAAAAGACGTTGTTGGTCAATACTACGGTACTATCAACAGGATGTCTTTCGCTAATCTAGTGACCATATTACCAGAAGCAAAACAGTATATTAGTTTTATTGGCGGCGCTCATAAATTCAAGAGTAAAGAAGAAGAGTTCCATGCTAAGATGCAGTACATGGCTGCCTTTGGTGCTCTTGCATCTTATGGTATCAACCTGCTTCGCAATAGAATGACTGTAGCTAACGGTGCAAACCGTAATGGTGTTGTTGATTCTGATAACCCGACCGACTTTAGAAATGCCTACGCAGACCTGCTCGATATCTTACCTGGCGCTATTCATACAGCTATCGTAACGTACGATGGAGTACGTGCTAAGATGGAAAGAGACTCTGATGATACTAAGGGTGTCGCTAGCTTAAACACGTGGTTCTGGTACGTTTTGAATGGCAAATATCAGCAATACATAGTAGACCGTGGCGGAGATAGTATTATTCTGGCAAAGCTTGCACCTAGACAGCTTTACTCCGTAGCCGGCGACCTGTTTATTGGTGCTGATGGAGACGAACGAACGGCGTACAAGTTTATTCAGAATATGTCGTCATATAGTATGCCGGAAGAACTCCACGAATACGGAATGAGAAAGTTTGCAGACGCACTTCCATGGTTGTTAGAGCAATACGCTAATCCACAACAAGGCATTAAATCCACTGGTCGTATGGAAATTATTTCCGCTGTTAATAATGAAATGGTTCGTGGGCCATACGCAGAAGACCTGAGAGAATTACTGAATAAATTTAAGGAAACTGGTACTGACAAAGACTTTGAAGACTACACTCGTGAGTTTATTCACGCCTTCTCGGATGCTTTCCTTTCTGTAGTGAATACAGATAGGGGCGCGGAAGCTTGGAACGCATATCGAATGATGCAGAAGCTTGGTAATATTAAAGAAGATATAGTAGAATCATTAAGTAAAGTACCGAAAGATGTTGAGCTGAAGGCAAACGAATATGGCAAGACATTTATTCTGCGAGCAGCGTATGGTAATTCTAAAAAAAGCGATAATGTATCACAACCAGATATTGAACTTGCCGATTATATTGGTCTCACACGAGATGCATTCATAAACAATATTACTGGAAATAAACTCTTAACTAAGAATGGTAGAGCTGTTGCGATTTCAAAAGCCAATATAATAGCAGAAGCTATTGCCTTAGCTGAAGCAGCTAAGGATAAATATATGCAGATAGATAACGAAGATGTGAAAAAGCAAGAAGCTAAAAAACATAGGCAGAATAAAGACAAAAGAAAAGACGAACAGAATAACGAAGACGATGACGATATTGGAAATAAACGTAAAGACAAAATTGGCGATGGTTTGGAGAACGAAAGAAATCCAGTAACATCAATTCACCATGACTACACAGACAACGACAACCTGACACTTGAAAGAAGTTTTGATTATGCGGTAGCAGCACAAGCAGCTCGTTACCTTGCCATTACATCCTTCGAGATTCAGTTGTGTAATGAACTGGATACGGGACTTTATAAAAACATGTTGAAGCAGAAGAACCAAGATGGTGCATTCCTGTCTTCTACGGAAAAAGCAAATCTTATGATTGCATTTATCGTAAGAACAGTAAAAGATAACTATGGCGACCTTGGTGAATCTGAATTTGCACAACATAAAGATAGTTCTGACGCAGACGATGTTCGAGAATACGCTATTGATTTAATCAAAAAAATTAACGGCTTATTCCCTACCGCCGAAACTAAAGGTCTTGATAGAGACCATTGGTATGTTAGCATGAGAAACTTTGAACAAGGGCTTGAACAAATCTGCGAAGACGTTCAAAAAGACCAAAACCAAAGAGGTAGAAAACTCTTTGGCTTAAGCTATAGCCATAACATTATCAGTAAGATGCATGTCGATGGCAAGGAAGTTAATAAACTTGTCAATAGGCGTACCACTAAATTCCCGTGGCTTAATACTAAAACCACGGCAATGATGATGCCAAACAACGAATTTGAAGAAAGTACGTTTGTTGGTAAGTATATAGCCGATAACAAGTCCTACATCGACGATATTAATATCAGCGACATGTCTACTATCATAACAGAAGACGGGAAACGCAGACAGGTAACCGTAGAAAAATATAAACAGATTATGAAAGTGCTCGGATACGACGAAGACACAATCAGCGAATTGAATAAATTTACAGATAAGTGGATTGAAGACCTGTGGGAAGAGTGTAGCAAAGGGTATAGAGAAAGAGTTAAAAGCGAGGACGACTATAATAAAACAAAAGATAACTTTATTAATAGATGGAAGAATGCTATTAATAAGGCAAAGCGTGGTGTACTCTCTGCTAGCATGATGGGTGCTGGGCATTTCTATCCGACGGATAGCAGTGTAGCTCTGAAGTTAGGGTTTGCTGTGCAGCACGGTGTCACAAAAGTAGATGCGATACTGTTATCAAAAGCACTCGAAGCTAAGATTGAAAGTATCGCTGATAAGATGAAGAGAGAACATAAGGTAGACCCAAATCACGCAGCTCCTGGTCACAGAGATGTAAAGCTTCCTAAAGTAGTATACAATTATGCATACGGAATGAAGAAAGGAGAGTTCGCAGCAAAGAGAAGCGAAGAACGTGTTGTATCCTACGAAGGGAATAAATACCTATTAACGAACGAGCAGTATAAGAAATATAAAGGAGCTAGCAAAGAGGAAGATAAACTCGCTAAACTAAAAGAATTTTGTCGAGAAGATAACTTGGTAGTTACTTCCGTCTTTGACAAGAGTGCATTAAACAGAGCTCTCGGCAAAGAAAAAGTAGAACCTGGCTTAGTTAAAGGAGACATTACAGAATTCTTCGCTAAGGAAAAAGGTTCTGAACCTAATGACACTAATTATTCCACGGATCACGGTATTTTGCAGTCGTCTGGTACTGTAGTTGGTGCCATCACTACATTGTTACATGACTATTTTAACATCGACGAATCTGGTATTTCTAATAACGTTATTGTAAAGGTAGTATTAGCTATAAACAATACGCTTCCGAAAGAAGCTCTTATCAATAACGGCATTAATGGATACATTAAAAAGGTAGCAGAAGAGAAAAACGAATCGGAAGCAACAGTGCGTGAGCGAGTTATGAAACAGATTAAGGCGGACGTTAATAGATTTGTTCACCTCGAGCAGATGGAAATTGCGGGGAAAGCTAGAAACGAATCTTTGATAAAAAAGTTTGGAACTTCTCACAACCCTCAAAACGAACCAATATTTTCCGAAGGGCCAAATGAATTCCGTGACGAGGTTAACGCAATCTCTCTTCGAGTAGATAAAAAAGATAAGAGATTTGGTGTTGTAAACAATAAGCCGAAGTTTAACTATAGCGACAAAGAGGTAAAAGAAAGCGGGTACATTAATTCATGGGCGTACACCAATCTTAGGGAAGCAATCCTTGGTGCTTTAAACATAATGGACTATCAGGATGGGTACTATACTGTCAAGAAACTTGACGTTACTGATAGCTCTCCGATTAAGAATATCAAAGGCAGAGTCGATATTCATGACACAGATTCCACAAAGTGGAAAGCAAAGAACAAACCCAAACCGTATGAAAACCCTATCGCTTCCATATTGCAGTACATGGGTTCTGTAGATAAGTCGGACTTAAAAGAAGAGTACGGTCAGGATATTCCGTATACCATTGAAGACTTAATGGCAGACCCAGGGTATAACTATCTGATGATGGCGCATAACGATAGTGCGATGGGTAGTGACGGTTTAATCACATCGTTACATACATTCAGCTACGAACTTGCACAAAAAGATAAATTATCGTACACCGATATTGCCAACCTTTGTTCGCTGTTCACAATAGCATCTAAAAGATTAAAAGGTCTTGATTCTACAAACGAAACCGCAAACATCCTTGATAAACTTCTTAAGAGTGTAACTACAAGACCAGAGCTCTTTGACTCTAACCAGTCTTATAAAGTAAAGAATGTAGATTTACAGTATGGACTCGATATAAACTACGGCAAACAGTTACACGAACTAAAACCGTTAACTGTAGACGCCATCAGAGATTTGAGTGTAGAACTCTTAAGGACACCAAAAGAAGATGTTATTAGAATGAGTAAAGAAAACGCGGCGTTCTTGGGTAATAACCTCAAAGGACATCTGGATAATGACGTAAACATTCGATTTGCGCACATGTTGTTTATAAATAGAGCAAGCAACACGCTGGGCATAGCTCCATACATTAATGGCCTGCTGAATAAAGATAGTGGATATAAAGAATCTATGGGTAGAATAACAACAGACAACCATCGTTCTACAGTATACCACGAGTTAATGCATGCATTTACCGATGAAGCAGTAACGATTGACGTAGCAAAAGGTAAGTATAGACTTGCACTTCCTAGTGACGCAAACTGGAAAGACGAGAAGTTTGGCGGTCTTACCGTAGATAGAAACGCACAGGGACTTCCAGAGGATTTAGAGGATGACGCCGAAGCAGCCATCGGAAGAGCACTTAGAGAAGAGCTTAAAAAGTCTCTCAAGATTTTAAATAATAATGATAGTTTGTTAGCAGGACAGATACTGGCAATTACAGAACTTGTAGATGTAAATAAACTTGTCGAAGATACAGCGGCTATATGGACTATGGCACACTTAATAGGTTATGATGGTACTAAGACTGGTGATGCTAGGTTCGTTAGCAAAGTCGGGGCAACCACACTTGGTATGTTCTACAAAAACGTTGACGCAAGCAACTATGAAACCTTAGTCATGAGTATGATATTACCAAGTATTATATTCGGTGCTAAAACAGTCAATAAAGAGATACCATTATTCTACTCTACGAAGCAATTAATTACAGAAACATACAGTCACTTGGATACAACGCCTCCGAATGCCACTGGCGACAACACAGGGAAGAATATCGCAGGTAGCGATTCTTCGGCCTTTATGGCTACATGGCTTTATAAATCTGCGGAACTGCTTCGAGAATTGGATGTACAAGACCCAAAACATGAAATTAGAAATGAAGACAAGAAGAGAATGAGAGAACAGTTAAAGAAGGCGGCAGAATCTATAAGTGAACTTACATCTAATTCTAACTTTGGTGTACTCAACTTTAAAACGCAGACTAATCAGCACGCAACAGTTAAAAAGAAAAAGGAAAAGAAGAAGACTAGCGTTGGTACTAGCAAGGGTGCTATTACTAATGCACGAGATGTATCTCATGATGCTGGTTCTCCACGTGGTAAGTTCATGCAATTACTGTACGCTATTGCAAACAAACGCAACAAGACATTCTCTCAGACATCCACCAGTGGACTTAACCATGCCAAGGACATTAAGCTCGCATTGATTCCAGGTATGAGATGGTTGGACGAACTTGTTAGCAAAGAAGACGCAGACAGACTATTCGATAAATCGCAGCGTTCTATCGCTTATCAGCAGGAATTGAATGCAAAGAGTGACGCATACGTTAAGCAGTTGCAGCAGCTCCTCACCATTGACGGAAACGAGTTACAGACCAAGGCATTGAGACAGTACTTCAATACTGAAATCAATGTCAACAGTGATAGAGGTAGAGACATTGTCGAACTGTTCGACCTCCCATACGAAGCTGGGCAGGACGAAAGATGTAAGAACCGCTCTTCTTCTGGTAAGAATGCTATGCTTAAAGTATACGACGATGACGTATTCTTTGTTCTGCATAATCAGCCAGATAAGGCTACGGCCATGGCTACAATGAACGACAAGATTGAAAAGATGAAAGACTATTACGACAAGAAAAAGAAAAATTTCTACAAGAATCAAGCCTTCTGGTACAGGGAAGACACTGGCACACTGGTATTCTATGCATGTAAAGATGAACGCATGCAGAACGGTAAGTTCAAGAACCTGTTCATTGCATACCCATCGAACGAGGATGGCCCTGGAGTAGAAGGTCAGGCTCGCATGAGAGCTAGATTACAAAAGCAGGTATTAAGAGAATGCGAACAATTCAGACGCAAACTTATGAAACAGAGAGGATACGCTCAACCTGTCATCGATGGGTTTATCGCAAGCCAAGCACTGTATCGTGCGTTACTGATGAACGCATACGAAAGAGAACAAAAGAGAGCTTTGCAGAATGATGATATCATCAATCGTGTAAGGACTGGGTTCTTGCACGCATACTCACCAAGATACTATGCTAGATATATTTTGCAGAAAGAAGTATGGCACGAGATTACAGAGGAGCAGGCCAACAAGAATAAGACATCTAAAGACGAAGGCTTTATCGTCCAGAGAGGCGATAGGTATTATCACGTTATTACATATAGCATTGGTTCTTTTGAAAGCAAACGTGATAGGTCTAAATACAGAAACGAACATCCTATCGGACAGAACGAACGATATGTAGAAAAGACACGTGATGAATGGCTGCAAGAGCAGGGCGGCGGTCGTACAGATATTGTCGGTAACGTTGATACATCTATCGGTACTCTCACAGAGAAGGATGTTAACAGAGGTAAGAAAGAAGCCGAAACAGATATCTCTGGTAGACTTGCAAAATTTATTCGCAAAAAGTTTAATGATAGTGAAGAATGGCAAGGCGACGATAGTATCGAAAGAGTTGTTAACGCTCTTCGCAATATGGATAAAGAAGACGAGGAAGAATTTGGTAAATATAAACCGCGTTTGATTCAGACAGCCAAGATGATTCGTGTTGGCAAAGATAAAGTGCAGACATTCAGACAAGTTAGCGACGCTTTAAAAGCAAATGGTGCACAGTATTTAGCAGCAAACTACGCCCGTGAACGTACATCTAATAGCGGGCTGTATTCTCATGACGTTATCGGTTCTCTCAAACACTATTTACACACAGTGAATAGTGTAGAAGCACTCACTCCATTCTATAGAGACATGACACAGACTATCTACCAGTACACAGGAAGAAACTATGATAGAACTAGGAGAGACTCTTATTATTCTCCATACAATATTATGTGCGAACTCGTAGATAATATGAATGGTAGAGATAAGCCGGCTGATGCATTCATGAGAAGACTCAGTGTTATGGTGGTTGATGCTATCTATGCGGTTCCTGGTATGCGTAATATCTTGAATGCATGTGGTGTATACCTCCCAGACATGTGGCTTCCCGCATTACTTCATAACAGTATCGCTGTCAACGTATACTTAAAACTTGGTATGTTCAACGTGAGTACGGCACTCGCACAGTATGCACAGTTAGCTAACGTGTATGCACTCGGGGGAGAAAGTGCGTTTGCTTATGCAATGAAGAAGATGCCAGGTATCTTAACTAAGGCACATAAGCCGTCTGATATTTTGAAAGGTGAGTTTGACGTAAGCCAATACGGCAAAGAAATTCAGCAGGTAATGGCAGACCTGTACCTTACTAAGAAAGGGAAGAGCTTACTTGAACAAGAAGGTGAAAAGGCATTTGATGAAGCTCTGAAACGTGGAGATAAGATAGCTATCGAACTGCATACATTCGACGAAATGTTCGGTACACTTACTGGCAAAGATGGCGGACTGATTATGAACGATATGGCTACTCAGTTGGGTAACGCTGGTAGTGCATACGAAGGCGAAAGTATTATCGACAAGATGCCGAAGACAGGTAAGAGGATTCTTGATTTAAGTATGGGTGGATTCAGAGGTGCAGACCTTGCATGTAGATTGTTTGCTGCACTTGTGGCACAGCACCTCCTTGATACTAGTCCTAAGTACAAGGCGTTCAGAGAAAGCAAGTCTGAGATTGACGAAGAAGAATATAACGCACAGCGTATGGCTATGATTAGAGATTTCGTATATCGCACGAACTTTAACTTCAACAGAGCAACAGACCCACTGCTCTTAGCTAAAGGCGGACAGCTTGCTAAGTGTGTATTTCAGTTTGCATCTTACGGGTTCCAGACGTTCCACTTTATGTACTGGATGCTTAAGAATAAGAAGAGTACAGAACTAAAGAGATTCCTTGGAACAATGATGTTGTTCTCTGGTGTTGTTTCCGGTATCCCGATGATGACTATGATTTCTGGTATGAGCCAAGCAATCACTGGTACAAACCCAGAAGACTGGATAAAGGCTTTTATTCTGAAAGCAGCCGGAAGAAGAAACGACCAGTTCTCACGTGCTATCGGTGAAGCACTGTGCTACGGTATTGCAGCTCCAGTGTTCGGTGTAGATATCAGTAAGAAGGTAGGTCTTTCCGACATCATGAAAGACCCGACAGACCTGCGTAACCTTGGTGGCCCGTCGTTAGGTACAGCTATCGACTTTAGTTCTGCTGCTGGTTCAAGCTTCGATGCCATCCTGTACGATAAGTATACAACAGACCAGCTGATGTTTGCTTGGTTGAAAGCAGTACCGGCAGCGTCAAGATGGTTACAGGCAGCAAGAGGACAGTATTATTCTTACAGTAAGTTAATGCCTAAGACAGAGTACCAGTCTATGAGTGATGTAGACAGAGCTAAAAACATTATGGGCTTTAACCCAATCGAGAATAAACTTAATACAGACATCAACAGATTTGTAACAGACACTAACCAAGATTACTCTAACAGTGCTAAAGACGTAATGATTGCCTACGTTAACAATCCAACAGAAGCTAATCTTAAGAAACTGCAATCCTACGGCAAGACACCAGAGCAGGCGCACAAAGCAGTAGATAAATATATTAAGCCAAAGGTTACAGCAGAACAGGCGGAAAAGATGGTAACTAAATCGGATAATGAAGAAGCTGGTATTGTACGTTCTAACGTAAGAGCACTTGGTAATTTACTGAATTAAACCAATAAAAAAGGGGAGGCGAAAGCCCCCCTATTTTTTTATTTACTTAACCATTCCTTTAAGCCCTAGTCCATCTTTTACTTTCTGAAAATCCTTAACATAAAACTTAACACATCCATACCAATCTTCATAAGGGTCATAGAAACATTCATCATCTTCTGAACAGAAGTTACCAGGGTAATAGGTATTGCCGCAAAACTTATGCACTTCTAAATCAAGAATCTCTTTAGGGATTAACGTTTTATCCGCAAATGTAGTTTCCTTATTAAGCCAACTTGTGCCAGTGTCTTCTTCCGCATCTTCAATAGTCACTGGCTGGTCGGCAACTAAGCAATATAGATATTCTTTAAGTTTCATTTACGACTTCCTCTTTTCCCCACATGCTTCTTTAAGTCTATTCGCGTACCACTCAATCTTACCAGCTGTATCGTGTTCATCTCCCTTGCGTCCATATCGATACGCATATTTAATAACATTACCCCAAAGGAATCCTTTAAACTGCTCCTGTGTCATGAGATGTTCCATAATATCAATAGCCTCTGGGATGCCATCTACCCTGTAATGAGAAGGGTTAATCGGTGAGTACTCAACCTTTACTTTGTTATCAGCCATTGCTTTAACCTCCTTGTCTGATTTAGAATCTTTTTCCTCTTTGTTAAGTGTGTGCTCTTCATCTGTAATTGTATAAGTATAATCGTCGTTAAGATATACAGATAAACAACCATCTGAAGTAAACGTGCTAATGTCCTCAACAAGAGAATCATTACCTTTATCCCACTTTACTACCACTGGGTAGATAGCGCATTTATCATTTGCCCTTATTACAGTACCGTGACCACGGAATGGAGCATATACTCTATCACCTACTTTAAACTTAGATTTAGTCATTTAATATCTCCCCTTTCGTTCTTACAATATTGTTTATTTATTATCTCTAACCTATATATAGTATATCACAGTATTCAATATTTGTCAAGAGGTAAGATATATTTTATTTAAAGTTTAATGTTAAGTATAAATATTTTCTCTTTCCCTCTCATGGCTCCGATGCTCATTCGCCCTGTTTGGGCGGGATGAACCTCGGAGCTGAGGGAGTGAGAAGGTAGACGCCGCATACTAAACCGTAAAGGTTATATACTTCACGGTCAGTACGTAGCGTCTTAACAGAGATAATGGAATGAACCCCATCGCCTCGGTCGTTCAAGGTGACAACACACCTAGTTCTCAAAGAACTTAACCTCACTCAACCCTTGGTAAGTGGTTGTCCAACGCCGTCTTTCGACTTGAGCCTCCTGCCTAAATGTTTTGGGGGTGGATTTTAACCCACCATAAAGTTTCTCCCTTTAACGGACATTACTTGCGCCTGACCCCCATGAAGTGTGGATTACTTCTGGCCTTCGCTGAGATACCAATACATAAAGTACCCTGATTTCCTGTAACCTTGTCTTGCTACGTGATTGAGTTTCGGTCAACAATTGTATTTACAACACCGTGTTACATTGTCTGAGATGTATTCGCAATGTAACGGTTACTCATATATTTAGTTGTCCACTTTTCTACAACATTATTATACCACAAAAGATAAACTTTGTCAAGTCTTTTCTTTTGAAGTTTTTGAAATTTCCTTCCAACATTATTATACCACAAAAGAGAAACTCTGTCAAGCTTTTTATTTTAAAGTTTTTAAAGTTTCTTTCTGACTTTATTATACCATAAAAGATAAACCTTGTCAAGCTTCTTATTTTAAAGTTTTTAAAGTTTATTTCAATAATATAAGATAATGGCCATTGAAATTTGCCAACAGTTTTTGCCGAAAAAATTTTCAAAAACCCCTTGACAAGCTTTTGGAACTGTGGTATAATTCAAATAGAGTTGGAAAGGGGGTGAGTCGGATGAAGGATAAAGAATTAATGAACCTTGGTTTCGGTGTATATATTCATAAGGCAGATGTACTTGGTTTATATGGAGCAGGTAAGAAACATACAATGAGACGTATGACAAGCAAAACAAATGCTCCTATGCCTAACCAGGTATTGAACAACCTTAATGGTCGTGAGTGTTTATCCTACGTAGAAACGCCATTCCATATTTATTTATGTGCATATCCAGTAGAGATACTTGTTGAAGAGTACACTGGCGAACACACGGAAGAGAATGATAGAATACGTGAGAGTCTTGATTCCGAAGATTACGTATCTAACTACATGAAGCAGAAGAGTGATACCTATTATGGCCTGTACCTTAAGAAGATGGAAGAAGCGAAAGAGTCCGCACGTAAAGAGTGGGAGAAGATGACACTGGAGAAGCAGAGAAAGGAAGCATCAGATGAGTAGTACATTTACAAACTTACATCAGCATTCCGACTATTCTATAGGAGACGGGTATTGTACTATTGACGAGATTATTCAAAGAGGTAAAGAGCTTGGATATGAAGCGGTGGCGTTAACAGACCATGGTACAACTACTGGGTTGTATGCGTTTTATCACAAGTGCAAGCAGTCGGGTATCAAACCCATACTCGGTATGGAAGGTTATTTTTGCCCAGAGCCAGAGATGAAGAGCGGAGAGAATGCACATATCATACTGTTAGCTAAAGACATTAACGGACTTAGGAACTTGTATAGACTATCTACTGTTGCGGCACGTCAGTTCTATCGAAAACCTAGGATTGGTATTAAAGATTTAGAGATGTACCACGAAGGATTGATTTGTACTACCGCATGTATAGCTGGCTTCTTTAATCGATATCCCGATGTGGTTGATACTATCGCTAATTTGCTTGGCGATGATTTCTACATGGAGGTACAGCCACATGGATTCAAAGAACAGAGAGAGTATAATAAGAGGGTTTATGATTACGCTATGTCTCACGGTTATAACGTCCTTGTTACTAATGATAGTCATTATTCCAATCCTGCTGATGCTGCTTATCACGATATGTGGGTAAGCATAAGAGGAACTAATGATGCCTATAGTAGTAAAGATTTTTACATGATGGATGGCAAAGAAGTTACACAGAGAATGATGGAAGATGGGTTCGGCAGAGAACAGGTTGATACCATGATTCAAGAATCCAGTAACATCGTTCACAAGTGTAATGTTGTAATTCCAGAAGGGGGTGACAATTATCCTAAGTACAATACTAAAGACCCTGAAAGACAGATTCGTGACTGGTGTAACGAAGGGTGGAAGCGGTTACACATGGGAGCCAGACAGAATAAAAGCGATTATGTGGTACGAGTTGAACAAGAGTTACCTGTGCTTCGGCGATGCGATTATCTCAATTATCTCTGCATTATCAAAGATATTATGGGTTATTGCAATGAGCATGGTATACTTACTGGGTTGGGCCGCGGGTCTGTTGGTGGGTGTTGTACAGCTTACCTCTCGGGCATTACTCAGGTAGATTCCGTAAGGTGGAATAACGTCTTCGAGCGCTTTTGTAATGAACAGCGTGTAACTCCTTGTGATGTAGATGTCGATTTTGAAAGCGATAGACGTGATGAAGTAATTGAGTATGTACGCCAGAAGTACGGGGAAGTTTATCATGTACGTACTATGAACTACATGCAGGAGAAGGCGGCTATCAAAAGAGCTGGACAGGCACTTGGCCTATCCTCAAGTTATGTAAACAAGATTAGTACTAATTTTCAAACATGGGAAGGAGTAAAAGATGAGAGACTCAGAACGCTTGCTAGGCATTTCTTTGGACGTTTACAGTCTTATGGTATGCATGCCAGTGCCGTTATGGTATTCCCTCGAGACCCTACTGAATGGTGTTCGATAGAGAAACAGGGTGACGATTTCGTTTGTGCCACTGATTACCATGACCTTGAAGCACAGGGTTGTTTGAAACTTGATATGCTTGGACTCATGCAGTTATCTATTGTACATAGAATGGCAGACATGATGGGCGTAGATGCGCAGAAACTTTGGAACAACATACCAGAGAAGGACGACGCAACGTGTGCACTATTGAATAAAGGTATGACAGAAGGTTGTTTCCAGATTGAGTCTGCGGCGATGAAAGGTTTCATCCGTTCCATTACTATCCATGGTGCAGAAGACTTGATACCGGTTATGGCACTGTGTAGACCAGGACCACTTGATAGTGGCATGGCTAAAGACTACGTTGATAGAAGAACTGGACGCAAGCCAGTCAAAAGTCTGTACCCAGCGTATGATGAGATTACCAAAGACACGTACGGTGTAATCTTATATCAGGAGCAGGTAATGCAGATAGCGCAGGCTTTGTGTGGGTATTCACTTGGTGAGGCAGACATCCTGCGTAAGATTATCGGACGTAAAGTTGTTTCAGAAATGGAACCTGCCATGGAGAAGTTCAAAGAAGAAGGACTTAAGCATGGAGTTCCAAAGGATGTTATCAACTATCTCTCTGATAGTATAAGCAAGTCTGCAAACTACCTGTTCAACAAGTCACATGCAGTTGCATATGGTTTAACATCATGGAGAACAGCTTATCTTAAAGCTAATTATCCAGCGTATTACATGGCTTCACTGCTTGAGTACAACAAAGATGACAGGGCTAAGGTATCTAAGTACATTTCACACTCTCTACAACTGCATATTACGGTTGAACCGCCGAGTATAAAATCGTTAAAATGCTCAAAAACCACGTTGAATAACGACGTTTTTAAGCACACCCACGTTACAGAGTCTAATCATATAGCCTTGGGATTTGACATGTTAAAATACGTAGGAAATGCATTTGATACTTTGACTTTCGATCATGACGGCAAGCAGTGGGTAGAGGATAACAAGAGTGCTAATCGTAGGGTGCTCGAGTCTATAGTGAAAGCTGGAGCAGTTGAAGGTAATAGAGAGGAGCTGTTACAGTACATTGATTGGGTTAAGAATTCGAGAAAGAGTAAGCCACCTTTTAAGTTCGTGCATCAGAACGATGTCCAGTCGAATGGAGAGATGGAACTTGCATCTATCGGATATTCTTTTTCTTCTGTTGACGATTACGTGTCTGACTTGTGCGATGGTAGGACTATTTTCCTTGTAACGGTAACTAAACGCAAAGCACATAAGACTAAACAAGGTAAGCCTATGCACTTTGTCACTGGTGTTGTCAATGATACTGTCAAAGAGTTAGTTATCTTTGATAATAAAGGCAGTACACTGGAAGTTGGTAGGACTTATCTCATGAAGCTTCGTGGGACGATGATTGTTGACTTCACCCCGGCCATCAAAAAAGTTTAGAAAAAGGGCTTGACAAGTTGGTTCAAGTGTGGTATAATGTTTATAGTGAAGGGGGTGGCAAGGTGATTGAGACATTCATCTGTGCAGTAATCGGGACTATTATTGGTATTAAGATTTGTGATATTTTTTTCTAAATGATAAAGGAGAATAAACATGGCATTATTTGCAGACGTAATTAAAGAATTGAAGAAACCTTTTGACCCAAAGTATATTGAGTGGCGTATCCAGAAGAAGAGTAAAGACGGTACTAAAGGCATGGCTATGGCGTATGTCGATGCACGAGCCATTTCTAATAGACTGGATGAACTTACAGAACGCAGTCTGATTGACGGATGGAGCGTAGATTACAGGCCAATCGACATGGGTGTTATTAAGCGACAGCGTCGTGGGTTTGATACCGAAGAACCTATTAAAGGTTTTATCTGTTCGATTACTCTATATAACGGTGGAGAGAAGTACACTAGAGAAGATGGCGCAAACCTCACAGACTTTGAAGCATTTAAGGGCGGACTGTCTGGTGCGTTTAAGAGAGCGGCATCGGCGTGGGGTATTGGTAGATACCTGTATGACCTGCCTGTAACTTGGGCACCGATTGATAACTGGGGCAATGTAATTCGTAAGCCAAACCTTCCTTTGTGGGCACTGCCAGAAGGATATGTACAGCCACAGGAACAGGAAACGAGTAACGCACGTATGGATGATGCTACGGTTACGAGTGCATTCGATGATATGTCTCCGTCTATCGATGACGTAAATCCGTTTACAGAAGATAACGGAGCTTCCCCAGTCGGAGATATGGTATTCCCGTTCGGTAAACATAAGGGTAAACACCTTAGCGAAGTACCGAAAGAATACATGCAGTGGTGCCTGAGCAACATGGATAGGTTAGACCCGAAACTTAGAGAAGCTATGATGGCAATGATTGATAATTAAGGAGTGATGTCGTGAGTAATCTCGAAAGTGTTATTAAAGCGAAAGTAGATTTGGCAGACTATGTTAGTCAGTACACAACACTCAAGAGAACAGGCAACACATTGAGAGGTGTTTGTCCAATCCATGGCGGAGAGAATGCTTCTGCATTTACCGTATTTCCGCACGGAACATTCTATTGCTTTTCGTGCGGTGCTTGCGGCAATGTAATTAACTTTGTTGCTGAATACGAGCACATAACATACGAAGCTGCTACTGAAAAGCTAGCTGATATGTTGAACATTGACGTATCAACTAATGCAGAATACGTAAGGCAGAGAGATGTGATTAAGACCTATAGACATAGAGTGGCAGCGGCCAGCCACAACCTTGAATTAAACGAAGAGCTTAAAGATTATCTGCGTAAGAGAAAGATTGGAGAAGATGTAACTAAGCTATTCCATCTTGGAGCAGATAAACAGGCATCCGGTAGTTTAGTTATTCCAATTTACAATGTTAACGACCAGCCAGTAGCTATCGCTAAACGGTACTTCAATGCGAAATACAAGTACAAGAACTCAAAGAACAGTGAAGTGTTTGATAAGAGTGAAACATTATACGGGTTGAATGTATCTCGCAAGGTTGGTGGTAATGTTCTTTATCTGGTGGAAGGATACTTTGACGTAATTTCTGGCACCGAAATGGGATTGCCTACCGCCGGATATTGTGGAGCGGAAATTGGCAAGGAACAGATTCAGCTATTGAATAGAACGGTTCCGCCTAATACGCAGATTGTACTTGTACCCGATATGGACGAAGCTGGATTGAAGCATATCGATAGGGTTCGTGATAGGTTCAATAGTATAACAAACTTTAACGTAAGGGTTTGTCCTTTACCAGATGGATGCAAGGACATGAACGATGCGTTAGTCAATGGCGTAGATGTTAAAGCATTACAGACAGTATATATCGACCAGTTTGTTCTTGTCCGCAAGTTGGACGAATGTAATTCCATTGAAGACCAGTATTCATATGCTACAGAGTTTATGAAAACTGTAAAGAGCCAGATGGTAAAGGCAGACTTGATTGATATTTTAGCTAAGCGTTGGGGTAAAGACGTAGCAGACTTGAAAGAAGCGTTTGACCTTGATGTAGAGGAAGTAGATACATTAACTGACAATGCGGCTACATTGTACGATTGCTTAGGTGACCTTGGTAAGTTGTACGAAAAAGGGATATTCAAGACTGGTATCACTGGCATTGATGGCTGTGTTGGTGGTATTATGAAAGGACAAGTGGTTGTTGTGGGAGCGTATAGCGGAAGTGGTAAAACTTCTTTCGCTATTGATTATATCCTAAAGAGTATTCTGAATAACGATATGCGAGTTGTATTCTTTTCGCAGGAGATGAGTAAAGGTAACGTACTAGAATGGATACTGGCTAAGCTGATTGGCTGTCCGTTCTACAAAGTACGAGAATACTTTAAAGATTCCGCGGAAATAAAAAAACAACTTGACAAAATTGGAAATAAGCTTATAATTATAGATAAGAACGGAGTAACCATGGATGAGATTGACAGAACCATATCGGCTATTAACGCTAAGGGATTGTTCGATAGGCCAGTTGACATGGTCGTCTGTGACTATTTCCAATACCTTAAAGGTACTGAAGAGTATGACGGTGCTGCTCAGCAGGCAAAGGCGATGAAGAGAATCGCAAAGGACAAAGACTTAATATTCGTAATGCTGAGTCAGTTGAACCGCCAGAGTAATCAGTATGAAGAACCAACAATGAATTTACTGAAAGGAGCTGGTGACATTGAAGCAAGTGCCGACATCTGCTTACTCATGTGGAGGCCAGACTTAAGACCAGGAATTGGCCTTGAGGCAGAGCAGAAATGGCACGGTATCACACGATTTAATCTTGCGAAAGTTAGAGGTTATCAGTTAGGCTCTACTAGATTCATGATGAAGTGGAACAGAGACAAGAGCGTGTTAGAAGATTGCGAAGG